AACCACCGAAAATATTTTGCATTACATTTTTGACAGGACCCTTGTATGGAATTTCTACTGTTCTACCTTCACTAGAGCGGTATTCTGCCATTTCTCCATCATGTGCAATCATTGATGTATCTGAACTCATGCCATAAAACTGCACGAATTGTTCTTTCTCAATTACAGGATTTCCGTTATTATCGATCCATTCAGTTTTCTTAAATCGATCAATAATTGTTCCACCGCCCTCATCAGTTCCTGCTAACATTCCTCCCAACATGACAAATGTTGCACCTGCAGCAAAAGCTTTTGCAATATCACCGGGACAAGTGCATCCTCCATCCGAAATAATTTGAAAAGGTATTGTTTCTGCTAGACAATTTCTTTTTCTGTTGGCAATTTCCGTTACAGTATCTACTATCGTAGATAATTGTGGACGACCTACACCAGTTTGAATTCTAGTAGTGCAAACTGACCCAGAACCAATTCCTAATCTAACGACTGAGGCACCCGCATCATATAAATCCAACGCTCCGTTTGTATCAACAACATTTCCTGCGATAATAATCTTGTCAGGATATTTTGTATGAACTTTTTTAACGAAGTCCACAAATGAAGTCAAATATCCATTAGCAACCTCAATAGTAATAAAACGTATCCAAGGATATTTTTCTAACATCATACCCAAACGTTCATAATCTGAATTACTAATTCCAGATGAGATAGTAAAATAATCCGGATTAAGATCATCGGGAATATCAGTTGTGAACTTAGTCAGCGTAGTAATACATTTTAGTTTTTGCATTTCGCGAGCCATTTCAATCGTACCAATACCATCCATATTCGCACCAATGATTGGAATTCCAGTCCAAGTTTGTCCATTACGAAATGTAACAGTTTTTTCCAAACTTACATCTTTTCGGGAGGTAATGGAAGATTTTCTTGGTTTGATTAAAACATCGCTAAAATCAAGTTGAATATCTGTCATAGCAATTCCTTAATATTTTTCTTCACGAAGATGCTTGCGATAAAATACATTTTCGCGGAGCCATTCTGATCCATTGCCTGTAATAATATCAACAATTCTATCTACTGTTTGACTAGTCCAATTAGATACTTTTCCAATGTTGATATGTTGTTTACGAAGGAGTGGATCAAGTTTGTTGATAACATCATGAACTGACCAGGTGATATACATGCGTTCAAAATCATTATTCATAATTTCAGGAAATGATCGATAAGCCGGAACAAGGACATTTGTATTCAACGCATCAGCCTCTGAAATTGTATTAGAAGTCCAATCTTGCAGTGCAGTATTAATCAATACTCGACTATTAGCCAAAATTTCATAATATTGATTCTTGGACAGATTTTCATAAACAACCAATTTACCATCATCAATCATTTTGTTTGTACGTTCCAGAACACTTGCATCATTGCTTTTTAGTTTTCCACCAGAACAAATAGCAAATTCTACATGGCGTGATGGGTATGACTTCTGCCATTGTTCAATTATATCCATATAAAAATCAGGTTGTTTTTCAGCATCCCATCTAGATGCAAATACTACACGCATCTTTCTTTTATCAAAATCCCTGATATGCTCAACTCTGGATTGAACTTCATTCTTGCTAAATGCTAACCCAGAGATATTATAGATAGGTGCTTCCCATCCTGCGATCCGCATATGGGCAACCATTTCTTCATTTGAAGCCAGTATTCCATCTACAAATTCATTAACTAATTTTTCATAGTGTCCCATCCAACGTTCCATACCACACACATGAACAAAATCATCAGGATCAATCGATTGCGCAAGACAACGAACAAATATCTTTGGTTTGAATTCAGCAGATACCTGGTCTAGAATATATGGAAGAGATTCGATGCCAGGATGAAAAAGGTCTTCAAACAGGATTACATCATCAGATGTAACTTCACCATTTTTCATCATTTTGATTAAATTCATCATTTGTGACATAGCAAAATAGCTGCGTCCATGTGCATCTAGTACTTGTCCTGTTACAATTTGTTTACTGTCATCCAACGTTTCTCCCGGAACAATGACATAATCCAAGTCCCTCCGATCAAATACCTCAGTATTCCAATCAGTAAGTTGTAAGGTATAACGTTCTGTATAGGCCTCAAGCGGGAGATATATTAGTTTACGCATTAAAATGGTTCCTTTTAAAATGTGTACTGATTACCAATCAATATAATTTTATTATCTCGTTTTGTTCTTTTTAGCAAGATAATTGGTTAACTGTTTTGGATATGGATATCTCAAATGTAATAATTCAATCATTCATTTGCCTCATTGCTTCGCAAATGAGTCAATACCTTTCAACCGCATTTCGCTATCGCTCATGCTCATGTTTCAGGTATTTCATTTCATATGGAATTATTTTGTTTAATTTTTATCTATTTTGTTTCATTTTGTTCTTTAATTATTTGGGGCGTACATCGTGTTGTCATAGGATAGCCGTGGTAGTGCTTGCTTAAAACACTACCAAAAACTAACTAACGTGTCATTAGTGTCACCTTGTGGTGCAGGCCCCCGATTCAACTATCCATTCCTGATGTTGAAACGATACCGGTCTTGCTGTAAATTATTATGGGGAATAGTTTCGGCTGTTACCTCGAAAAGACGCATGATTCACTCTATCCTACTATTTTTGTTGAGTGAATTCATTCTGGGATTGCCTTACCTTAGCCAAGAGCCCAGTCGGTATAAGTCTGGTCTATCTGAATATGCATGCACGTCTATATATTTTTTTAAAAAGGAGCTGGTGACTCCATAGTTCGTCATCGACCGAAATCTATCCGATCTGTATTTTTCGCGGCGGTTCCCTGTTATACGCTCACTTTGCAATTATTAATGTTTTCACAACTTAGAAAAGGGTTCTCAACGTCTAAGCAATCCAAAGGTACCTGTTTAATAGTGGTCGCCTACAGTCGGCACATACCCCTGCGTTCGGGGCGGCTTGCTGCGTTGCATATTAGTACAATACTACCTTAAAACAAGGATTCATATTGCGCCAGATCATCCCTAGAATCTGATCGCATTCATCAGTGGTGCAATCTCAAAGGGGAATGAGGTACTCATTCAAACAATAAAAGTCCTTTACCGTAATAAAATGTCTCAATGACATGAAAAATTTATTGGTTTATTACGTCAAACGATCAGTTATTGTAACAATATTATCCTTAAATTGCAACCATTTAATTATTAATTTACTTAACTACCTTAATTTTATAACCAAGTAGTTGTTCGATTTCACCTACAGTAAGTTCTTTTGTTGGCTTGGTTTTCTCGGCATGTTCTTGTTCTGTCAAATAAATGCCATCCAGATACCAACCTTTGATTCCACTTGCATGTTCAGCTGCGGGTCCATCTTCTCGATGTCGTTTGCCATTCAGATACCAAACTTTGGTTCCATCTGCATATTCAACTGCAGGCCCATCTTCTCGGTGTATTAGTCCGGATGTGTTTCGCCATTCAATGTCTCCGTTTGCATACGCACGGACTTGATATTCAGTATAATTGCTCATTTAAAATTCCTTCGTTTTGGTATAATTTCGTTATAATGATTTCGGGTAGATCTGTCAACCAAACACCAATAGATATTCCACTTTTAATTTCTCTGGCATGGCATAAATTTTATCAAAATACTGGTGTCTTACTCGCCAGGCATGTTCTTGCTCGGATACATACCTGCCATTCAGCCACCATTCTTTGCGTCCATTTACACTTTCAACTGCGGGTCCATTTTCTCTGTGATATTTTCCATTAAGCCACCATTCTTTATCTCCACCTGTATATTCAATTGCAGGACCATCTTCTCTGTGTAGTCGTCCGGATTCATTCCGCCATTGAATGGTACCACTTGATAGAGTTTCTTTTGTAGATGCCATGCCATATCTCCTTAATCAATTTCTTTTATTGAAAATTTAATGGCATGTCAACCAAAAATATAGGGGAAATTAATCCCCTATTTAAAACACACTGAAATTTAATTAATTAACGATTGTATGAACGATAGTTTGAATTGCCGAGTAGTTCTCGATCCTTATATTTTACGTAATCAATTTCCCACTGATCACGTACTGATTTGCCTGAAACAAATCGTTGAAATTGTCGCCACGCATTAGAACGCATGCTATAAAGTTCATTTTCCCGGAATACATAACCGTATTCCTTACAAAAAGTTAGATAATTAGATAGGTCTTCAAAAACTTGATTTGTTTGTGCATTTGACATAGTAAAAATTTATACCTTTTAAAAATAGTTAACGTTGTTTTAGTGTGTTTTAATTTGGAATATATTCAATGATACCATCAGATTCATTATCTTCTGATACTGTCACTTCATAATATCTATCACTGCCGTATGATGGAATCAAGTGATTTTGGAGAATTTCTTGTGCAATCATTTCACATGATTTGTGATTTTGATCGCCTTCATTTAGAAAATTTTCAAGTGCCCACTTGGTGAGAAAAAATTCTAATTCTCGGTCAAGATGGGTGACGCCAATTTTAACAGTTACATAAAACATATGTCTATGATTATGTTCTAGGAATTTGATGCGAGGATCAATTTGACTCGCATTCGGATATCTGTGGAATCCTTCAAAATTTGTTCTAATTTTAATAAATGTCTTTGTTGTCGTCATGAGATTTTTATATCAACTTTCTTATTTCATATCAAATGTTTTGGTACAAAAATTATGTTAAAATTTTACGCATATTTTCAATTAAATTCAAATATTGTTGAATTTCTGTTAATTTTTCTTCCAGATCTGTATCTACTATGAATTTAACTTGTAATATTTTTGTCCCGGCATCTATTGAACTTTCAGCCAAATCAAATATAGTAGGTGCTTTTGTACCTGGTCTAGCTCTTTCATATATTTTCATTGAATCATAGTAAAAAATTAATTGATCTAATATATCATTGAGGTTGAAATCATATATTGCCAATAACGCTAAATTTTTATCCAATATTTCATTTATTTTCATCAAAATCTATTCCATTATCACTGAATAATTTTCTTAATTTATCCATGTTGTTGGCGCCTTGTTCCAAATCCTTAACAATTTCTTCTGCTTCTTCATTTGATATGTGAGCTGAATGAAATCCGGGTATTTTTTCTCCTGATGGATTTTTAATAACAGATTTAGTTGAATTTCCAATTATTTCAAGTTTTTGATTGTCTTCGGTAACATAATACCTTTTTCCATTTTCTTCAAAAATATTCATTTTTATTTTTCCTTATCTTGGGTTTGGGTAAATTTATGCAAACAAGGTATCAAACATCGTATTTGAATTGATTGTTTTTTTACCAGAAAAACCTTGTCCGGCTTTTACCTGCATCCAAAAGGTACTATATTTCTCAATCAATTCTAGGCTTTTTTCTCGTGTCGGTTGACTGAAAATCTCATCAACTAACTGTGAAAACGTGAAGTCACCGAACTTATTGAAAATCATTGCTGGAACTATTCCTGACTCATATCGTTTGTTTGCTTCCTGTACAGCAAAAATATGTTGGTAAACATTATGTGCTTGAAGCAACGTGTAGCTAAGGGTATCCCAGGAGGTTTTTGTCTCTTTGCCGTGTTGCCCCAGAAATCCAATGCCGCGATAACATAAATCTTTCATTACCATAATATCAGTTATCGGGCTATCTGCAAAAACTGAATGAATTTTATCTGCTAACACTCCGTCTCTGAATTTTCTCATATCAGTCGAATAGTTTTTATTTTCGGCGGTTTTTTCCATACTGTATGTCCATTTTGAATTTGGTTCGATGCCAGTATAATTATACGCAAGTCCTTTTGCCGCCGCAAAAAATGGAGAAGCACAATCAAATGTGATTACTAGATTTGGATTATGATATTTTCTAATTGATTTTTGAATATCGGTAAACAATACAGCGTATTCCAAAATACTTGTTCCCAGACAATGAATCAAATCTTGTTTGCCTTGCTCCAAGAAACCATCATGAATAATATTAACCAAACGCTTTAGCATTAAATGAATATCAATCTTATTTTGTCCTCCGAATGCCCAGCCATTAAATGCTGCATCTCCGTATAATTTCGTATCACAGTATTTTCTCATTTCGCGGTACCAGTTATCGGACTGTGTGTGATTCAACCCTTGCAATACGTTGAGAAATTTGCAATTTCCTTTGCGGTTGTTTATAAAATAGGTATTATTAATATGTGTAGCAGTCACTGCATCATCGATAGTTTTGATACCGTGCTTGTCATATAAATGTTGGTTTCTAACAGTTTGTGAAGGAATGTCAAGACACATTCCATAATCCGCAACTGATTCCATCCAGTTTAAAACAGCTTCGCGCTGTTTTTGTGATTTAGGACAGGAAGGATTTTTCCAATCACCTTCCCAAAGACCCTTCATAATTTGGAAGCCACCTGAATCGCACAGGAGAAAAGTTCCCTCCTCACGTTTACGAATGATACTTTCTGAATTGTCATTTTTGGTCATATCCAAATTGGCATGTCCAGCAGAATACAATCCCCATTTATAATTGTAAATCCCATTGTTTCCGTAGAAATTTAATTTTTCTGTATCTCCGTTAAATGCTGCAGGAATTCGAGAAGGATCAAAATAATTCTCACCCTCTCGTTGCTTTCCTAATCCCGAGATAAAAAATGATGAAATTGCAGGTAAAAACAATGCCCATTCATTGTTGTGATTGTATGAAAGATTTGTAATCATGATATTAAAGCAATAACCATTTCTAATTGTTTTTGTTTTTCGTTAATTTCTTCTACTAATTTAGCAATTGACGGGGATTCGGATGCAAGTTTTTTTATTTTTTCTTCTTCTTGCATTTTCCTTCTGGCCCAATCCAACGTATCTTTTGTAGTCTGTGATGTACTGACAAACAAGGTGGATGCCGGAATAATTTGCCAATACCCATTAGCAAAAACTTCAAATGTTGTTCCATTAAAACGTACTGATCCTGTAGGAGGTGTTCCGGATTCAAGTGAAGGATATTGTTGTAATGATCCCACATGTGGTCCCGATCCTGCCGAACACGCTACATTTACATAGCTGTCTCCTATTGCATGGTTAACTATTCCTGACATCTCGTTTCCTTTATTTCACCATTGCAGGAAGAAGAAAACGATAATTGGTAATACCACTATCGATAGTAATTTCAGCAACGCCTGCGTCTGACAATTTAATAATTTTGTCACCGGGAAAATTCATAATCGAAAGGAATACTTTCGCCGGGAAATTCCAATTACGCTCTAGTTTTCCATTGATATTTGGTTGAAACACAAAATTACCTGAATGTCCTGAAGGATCACCAAAATGAATCTTCAAATCTCCCTTGTCCGTACGAACATTAAAATATGGCTCATCATTATTAATTTGTGCTTGTCGTTTCAATTTTGTAATGCCATCAAGAGAAGGAGTAAAAGTGATATTCCATTCTGCTCCTTTAAATTTAACTTCTTTGACAGTATCTTCAACCACTGCCTTGCCCATGAAACGATAGTCATTAACAAAGTCACCGTTCTTGGATTCAAAATGAATTGCAGTAGGAACTTGTTCGTGTTCACGTGCGACTCTTGTAACATTTACTTTTGCATCTGACCCATAATAATCAGTGAATGATAGAATTGTTTGTAGCTTGGATAGGTTTGGCATACCAAACGTACCCTCAAATTCTGCTACTGGTTCTTTAAAAGAACCATATACTACCACTGATTTATCAGCCCCGATAGCCGTAATTTTTGTTTCTGTATCTGTTCCGTCGATCCGGACAAGATCGACCACTCCCAGACCATGCACATATTGAATTAAATCTTGTAATTTATCTTTCATAAATATCCTTATTTTGTAATCTTATATCATATTATTTAGGCTTTTAATACCTAATAAAATTAATTCTTAACCAAAGTCAAATAAATTCCCGAAAGTAGAGTCAGTATCAAGGTGTTCTTTGACTCCCCATTCTAACACTCCAATCAAATTGTTAATTTTTTCATCAACGATTTTTGTTTCCATTAGTTTTGCGTCAAATGGCAATTCCTTAAACCATTGAGGAAGTCTCAATTCATCAACTGGATACGCAACAGACGAAAATCCCATTGGATTATTTTTTAATTTACACACGACAATTTTCGAACCATCGACAATCTGTTGGCTAAATGTATCTGAATTCATAGTTCGCAATTTATTATAATTTAATGCTGCTCTTACGTGTCCAGGAATCATTCCTTTTTTACCATCTTCCAATAATTTACCATATTTTGTTAGATTATTAACTGCTTTCGGGGAGCCTTTTGTCCATGGTTCGTTGTCAGTCAATCCTGCTTTAAATGATCTAATACTTGAAATAACTAGTTCCTTATCAGTACCAGCAAGAACCATTTTTAGAATATCCATCAAAAATTCTTGAATATATTTTGGTGTATCTGCTCGTTTTAGATCAAGACCCATAGCTTTTACTTCGCCGGGCATATTACTTAAATCTTTTCTCTTGCCTTCTTTATCAATGATGTTTAACGCATATCGTTTTTTAGTAATAAACAATCCACGATCCGCAACAATTTCTCTGCCTGCTTGAATAATTTTTCCATTTTCATATGGACAATGAAATGCTTTTTCCATAAATCCCGGAAAAGTAGGATTTACTTGATCAGAAATGGCATCAATCAATTCAATTGCAGTTTCTTTATTCCACGTAATTTCATTATTATCAATTGCTTTCTTTAAGGAATTGAACGGTGTAAAATAAATACTATCCGTATCGGAGTAAATAACGGCATCACCATCATGGGCATAAGGGCCTGATACTATTTCGTTTGTTTGTGCAAGCATATGTTTGACAATTTGTCGACCAGACAAGGTTACAGATTGACCCATACGTTGATCATACAACCTGAAATATAAATTTAAAAGAGCTCCATCTTTGTGTTCGATATAATTCGCAACTATTATATCCGTATTTTAAAAATACTGCTGCATTTTTCAATGCAGAACAGACTATATCATAATCTCTGTGATTAGAGATTCCCACCATTTCAGCAATCATTAACTTATTGCTTACGTCTTCCGACTAGTCGTTGAACCTTACAAATGTAATTTGTCTTGGCTGCTGATTATCTTCATCTTTCAATGTTCAGATTTCCCAGCAATTAAATGGGTTATTCAATGCACATTACTGTGCAAGGGCGCTAGGTGTAATTAACGCGGAATTGAGCAAAATTTTTCTTACAAGTTGTCGTTTATCATAATATTCGTATTTGTCTGTGCCATATGCTTCTTTTGCTAGTTTTTGAAGAGATTTGCGTTCTGAATACCAACGAGACAACAGTCCGGGAATCAATCCAACTTCATCACTTCTAAAAATAGTGCCATTTGCAGACAGAATTAAAGGAGCATGACTATCAAAAATAATCTTCCATATTTCAGCAGCAGATTTAATTTCTGTTCTCCCGTCTTCATAATCAACATGTAGCATTGTACCAAGTTCCTGGTTCATTACTGCCGTATATTCTAATGAACCAAACAAGCCTTCCCAGAGAATAGGACCAGTAATTTCTGTTTTTTCAGTAATCCTCTTTCTTTTTGAAAGAAGTTCTGCTTTTCGGTTAATCATATATTGGTCAGTCAATACAGGTCTCAATTGTGCAACAATTGTTTCAGGGGACATGTTTAACGCTCTAATAGCACTTGGATATAGACTGTTAATATCCAATGAACCAATCCACTCATGAAGACCAATTTTTGGAAACGCAACATATGCTCCTGCCGCCTTTTCATCTTCTTCCTGGACAATATCATCATACGCATCATCTGTTACTGCTAATCTTATTTTTTTATTTGGCAGTATCATTCCACGAGAATGGGCCTCATTAAAAATTGCCATTTCGATCATAGCAACCGATCCCATAACTGTGGGCATTAAAACAGTATTTTCATGTGCCAGAGCGTTTGCAAGATCGAGGAATTTCAGCTTATTGTGAATTTTTACCATAAGCATAACGTCCTGTCTGTTATACGCGATGAATTTATTAAAATCATTGTTGTATAATTGATCTAAGTTACCTTCATATTGGACCTTATGTTCGTTCACTTCCATTTCGCCAATTGCATTCAATGCATAGCTATGACGTGATTCATAATTGTATTTTTTATACAATTGTAGATAATCTAAATGTACTCTACCAATTAAATCATATGTAAAATGTTCTTTGCCAAATCGTTCATATCGTCTACGTTTTGGTAATTGATCCCAGAGACAGAATTTTCGAGTATCTGCTTTAGACATGATTTTCATGCAACGATTAACCATATATGGAATATCGTATCCTTCTGAGTTCCAGCCAGTCAATACGTCAGCATCATCGATTAAATCGAAAAATGTTTCAAACATTTGAACTTCATCAGTGAAAAGAAAACAATTTTCAAACTCTTTTGTCATCTCTGTGGCTGATTCCATAGAAACGTTTCTAGGAGGCATCGCCAATGTAATGCATTGGTCTAACCAATCCAAATAAAGTGTAATTGCCGTAACTCGATTAAAAGGATCATCTACTGGAGCAAATCCTCTCCCTTCACCAATATTACCGTTGTATGCATTGTCCCGCTCAAAGTCGGTTTCAATGTCGAAAAAGCATACATGTGGTTTCGGGGGTTCTTTTCCTAAATAATTATCAGAAAGACACCTGAAAACTACATTCACATCGCTTTCGAATAACCCATTCTCTTCATATAAAGATTTCTCTTTCGTGTATTCCTGTCGTTTCCTGGTTACGATTTTTTCTAAAGGATCACCGTAAATTGATCTGTGTTTTCCCGTAGGACTTTTGTAGTAGATCACATAATTTGAAGGATATTCTTTGTATATTCTTTCTCCTTTTTCATTGCGCTCTACTACCAATACTCTATCTTTCGCCATATCTAAATGTGCATCAATATACATTTACTCTCCTGTAATTTGTAAAAAAGGTGATCAGGCTTTGCCCATTACTTGCATAATGTGGTTTAGTTCTTCGTTTTCGTTGTTGGTTTGTTCTAGGGTAGATTTATAAGCGGTTTTAATAGCCTTGGTTAATAGACTTGGCTTTAATTCCAGTTCTTCCGCAAGTGCCTTTACTGTATCTTTTAGGCCACCTTGAAGAGTTTCAATCTCTTCGTATACGGCAATGCCTTCCTTTACCAATTGTTTTAGTTTATTAGTGGCATCTTGATTGAAATTTCTGTTTGACATTATGTTCTCCTTGAACGTAATTATATGTCAACAAGGAGAACAAATCAAGAACTTTGGTAATTAGCGTCTACTAGTAATACCTTTCATGATAGAACTTTCAGATGTTTTGTCCATCAAAGAAGAATTTGTTTGGGATGATTGTATATATTGTTGGATTGATTCCAACTCTCCGTTTAATGCACCAAGTCTAGAAATCATCCATGCAGGAATTTCATTCATTTTTTCCAACTTTGTCAATACCTCTTGAGAATTTTTTGAAACGTTTACTAATATGGATTTGGCATTTTCTTTTACATCATTGGTTTTATTTTTATACATGAAATCGGCAGGAGACATTTTATTAGGAGACAATAAATCATCTTCAGCAATTTCTGTCCTATATCCACCGGCTTTATGTAAAGTTCCGGGCTGAAGTGTAACTATTCTATTTTCCGGCAAGCGAGAATGCGGCCTGTCAAATTCGACTTTCACGAATTTACCTGAGGTATCAACTAAAGTGCCGGGGCCATAAACTTTATGGACTACTCTATCTCCGGGATTGAGTTCAACATCGAAATTTGCATTGGTTGGTTCTGCCTTTTTTGCAGGAATAATACCATTTTCATGCCATGATGATTCATACATATTGTTTTCATTTAATCCTTCTATGTGCCACCCTAATTGTAGCTTGTTATCTGCTATACATTTTTTTGTTAATTCAATCCCTTCACTTACATTGTTCGGGGTTTTCTTATACCAAACTGGTCCGGCTTTACCCATCAATTCAATGTATTTTAGGTTTGCCAAATCAGGGTGTTTGGCACGAATATATTCTATTGCTTTTTGTGATTCTTTTGATGGAATAGTTGCAGTAAATCGTTCTCTTCTTCCATCAGGAAATCTACCAATTAATCTGTGTAGATATAAAGTTTTGTCCGCGGGCTTGGTAGAAAATTTTTGCTGAATTGCATCTTTTGTTGCATTATATTTAGATTTAAATGCTTGATCAGAAAGATATTCCAAATCGTAGTGAATTTCTTTCATTTCGCCCTCAGTTAACGAATTGGCATATTTCTTTTTTGTTTTCTTGCCAGCCAACATAGAGGTTTTAGGAGTATTACCGTATATGCTTGAATCACGGGTTATCGCCTGGCCAATACCAGAAGACATTGGCGCAATTGATCCGGATGAAGTGGTTTCGTTGATCTTTTTCATATAAACTATTTAAACATTATTTTGTCCAAACCCAAACGGAATTACCACAATCCCATATCCGATCATAGCCATTTAATTTCATGTTTTCCCATTCTGACATTTCGGGGTAAAATAGATCCAATTTGTTTTCTAGTAATTTATGTTGAAATTGTAAACGGTTATGTATAGTGGTGTAATTTTCGGTGTAATAATATGATGGTTCAGAAATTCCAACGTTAGTGAAACCAATAGTTTCATAGATATTGCCATTTCCTCTAGACCGATCAGCATATGATAACATATTGTCAGGGTTATACGTGCCAATGAAATATTTCAATAATTTACTTGCTCCTCCGACCACCACATGATTTAATTTAGTCGCAAACCTAATTAGTTCCCATTGATAGTTTTTATTAAACCTTGGTTTTCCGAAAGTCATTACGGAAAACAATTCATCCTCATGAAATAAACCCAATTTAATTGTTGCATTGCTGTACCCTTGAATGTGATTTTCATTTAAAAATTCTGTGGCATGTTTGTGTGAAATTTCACGTACCTCAGTTTTTCTTGCATGCAATTTATTGGATTTTCCTAATTTATGAGCAATCATTGATTTTATGATATCCTGTTTGTCAATCCAGTCATGATACCAGACATGAAACAAAGAAATTCCCAATAAATTACATGCATCAGTTTTATCCAGATGGTATTTTTTGTTTTTACCATTTAATTCAGAATGCCAATATGTACCATTGCATTCAATCGCGAAATTGTTATCCGGCAGGTATATGTCAATTTCTTTAGGAGAAATTAATTGTCGTGTGTTTGAAACCAATGTTACATTTGAGATAGATGAGATGAATTCAGATAATTCTTTTTCAAATTCACTTCTCATTTGTTTGATGGGATCCAATCCGAGCTTTTTCATTTTGCAATATATCGGATATGTTGAAATATTATATTTCTTTGCAATTATATACATTGGATATTTTGATATCATATCAGCAAATAATACATCATCTTGTAGAAATGCCGTGGTTTCAGGAGAATAATGAATTTGTTTGGCATTATTCACTCCGTATTTTTGTTGTAGGGTCGTTTGTACTTTCGTTTTAACGTCGGGATGCTGTGATGCAAATTCTACTCCGAATCTATTTTTAACAGTTTCTTTTCGTTTTGCGGAAATTTCAGGCAGTTTGGATATATGTGAAACACCGTATTTGTCGATCACACTGGCAATTGTTTTGCCTCTGATAATATCGTTTTCTTGTGGATAATTTACACCATACCGTTCTTGATTAGTGTTTCTTATTTTTTCTTGGACTATCGGACTTGATAATGAACATGAAACCCCGTAGTTTTTAATTGTAGTTTGTATAGATTTATTTTTTATTTCTGCATTATCTAGTGCTCTTTTGTGACCATATCGCTCGATATTAGTTGCTTGCAGTTTTGCATACACATCTTTATTTTGTAGAGGATTTTCGCATCCGTATTTTAAAATATTGGTTTCTTTGATTTTATTTTTTATTGCATCGGTTGACATAGAACATTTTGATGAACAAAATGTTCTATATCTATATTCCTTCCATTTAACTAACTTTCCGCATATACATACTGGAATTATTGCATTTAAACTGTGATATAAAATTTGTCTTGGGTTGCGCAATCCAGTAAATTGTATAATGTTATTGAAATGATTCCAAATTGGGGATTTTTTTAAATCATTGATAACAATTCTATTTTTTGTTAAAAGCTTATCAGTTTCATTCGTTATTGATATTCTAGTGTGTTCATCGATAAAATCTAAGTATGATTGTAAATCTACGTATAAGTTGAAATCCATGTTGTTTATATCCACTATATTTAGTGGTAATGGAGGACTAATCCTCCATTACCTGCATCTTCGTTGATGAATTTTAAATATTGTTGCTGTTTTGGTCAACTAGTTTAATTTTGCCTGCTGCTACTTGACGATCTACATACAATGGACCGAGAGCTTCGACTGCCGCTTCTTGGTTCTCGTTTGAGAAGGTATATGTACCGGTATGCTTTAGTAGTACTCTTTTATCAACCCAGACTTTACCGCCCAAGTCTCGAAAATTTTCGCAAAATAACCAATCTTCTGAATAATATCTTCCTTGACGTACAGAAGTATCAAAATATGTTTTCATATATTTGTCAAATGCTGGATCTAGTCCTATGTCATTTTTGTATGGCTTAACACTAGGATGATTATTCAGTGTTTCAAACACGCCACGTTTAATTAGCATAAACCCTGTCCCGGTTTTAGAGACTTCTTGGAATCCATCAGGACCTTCTTCGGCACCTTCAAATCCATTAACACACCACTTAAGTGGAATACTCTTTAGTGGATACAAACCACCAACTAAATCAACATTCCGATTCATGAGCACAAGCAGATGCCAGGGCTCCCAACCAATATCAGCATCTAGAAAGAATAGATGTGTTGCATCGGGCAATGCCAGGAATTTGGCAGTGAGTGTATTTCTTGCACGAGAAATCAATGATTCATTTGTCATTGTTTCTAGTGTCCATTGAATACCTAATTGCTGTGCAGTATTTGCCCATTTAACAACTGACATGAAACAACTTTCAGTAAGCTGCCCGCCATAACAAGGCATTGCAATGTGTGGTCTCATGGTACGAAGTAAATCGACATCAACTTGTACTTGATTTTGATCAGAGGGAGCAGATTGCGTTGTATTTTTTGCGCTTGCTTCTGCTAATGCATGCGCTTGTTCTACAGGAACAGTAGATTCTTGATTTGTTTTCTTATTTCTTGGCATTATATCCTCTTAATTATAAGAATATAATAATACTGATTTAATCAATTGTCAAGCATTAAAATTACAAAATTGAGCGAACAATTGAAATAATTTTTTGTTTTTGTGAATCTGATGCTTCGTTTAACAAAGGTTTCATTTGAGAAATAATGTTAAGGGCTTGTTCAGTCAGATGCAGTTGGGTATCAAATAATTTTTTTGCGGCTTGACCATATTTTCCATACAAGTCAAACAGGACTTGATTTCTTGTTTGTTCATTGCCGGATGCATACAAATTTCTAATTGCTGAAGCATCCTGTAAATTTTTTCCTGCAATAGGAAATTGCTGGGTAGCAGTAGACAATACATATGCATGTTTTGACATAGGCTCAAATGGTTGTTTAAATGGTTGCATATAACCCTTGGAACCATTCTTAAGTGGGTTAAAAGAAAATCTAGGATCAGTTTCCATATCTTTCTGTGCAACACCGAATACCAAAATCGTATTATTTGGATCCAAGTTTAATCTGGTTTGATATTCTTGTGCAGAATAAGGATTCTTCACAATTAGTATATTTTTTTCTGGTATTCCTAAAAGAAGCGCCATTTTTTTTCTTGCTTCTGCTGGAAAAGGAGATTTCGGCATTTCTTGCTTTTCTGAAATAGCAAAATACGTATTATCTATTCCAAATTTGGAGGCAAGCTGTTTAAAACTATTTGCATGTCCTTTGTGTACAGGATGAAATCGACCCGGTAATATAGCAACAGTTTTCATGAAAAATCCTTAGTAGCTCATGCGAACGTAATTTACGATTCCATTTTGGAAGTTGTTTATTGTTGCGCGGGAATAAACAAAATTGCCCGGAACATTGACGTATGTTACCAAATTTGCATTGTTGACATGTGTACTGTTGGTAATATCCCAAACATTTGCTGTCACTGAATACACTTCAAACCAATCTGAATCTGTAGGAGTTGAAGCCAATGTGGCTTCAACTGATACTGTACCTACCAGATTAGTTAAACTAAGATTGAGTGTTTGTAGGTTACCATTACCTAAGTAATACGATGATGCAGGATATGAATTTCCAGTTACATTATACGCAGATCCGTCTCCGGGATTAACGTAAACTGTCTGTGGAAGCAAAATTTCAGTTTTCATTAATTTCTTTCAATTTCAATCAACACATCCGATCCAGCTAATTCTGTAATTATCTGTTCCAATGTTTCGATAGCATCATCAGGAAACAAAACTCCGGTTGTTTCATCAGTATCTCGTATAATCTTAGAGATTTTGATAGATAATGCATTCTCTATTAATTGCGCCATATATAATCCTTTTTATATATTTAATCATATTATGGTTTCTTTTCAAGCCTGTAATTTTTGCCCATCAATTCAGGAAATTTTAGGAGCAAGACTAATAAATTTTTTTCATCGTCGTAATCAATGTAAAATGATTGTCTGCACCAGGCTACATTGTTATAATTGAATTGCCATGAAGTCCATCGTTGTAGACTAGATGAAATATGGAAATCTTTCACGTTCTTTACATGATTGATAAATTGAAGTTTCAAATCATTGGTAATTTTCGCATCTTTCAAATATATTCTAAATTTGTATTTTGGATCAGTGCGCATGTATCTAACACCAATTGGCATTAACTCAGCCTTAAACCATTTTAATCTGACATTTGTATCAGGAATATTTTTTAACGTTTCCAACAGAGTTATGTCATTGCTGTAAAATGTAATTGTATCTGCTTCTTTTCTAGTTGATCCATCCGTTTTATTAAATTCTTGATAAAAATTTACTAAAAATTCTATCGCATCGTAATCTATTCCCGAGCTAAATGATTTTTGTTTTATTTTTGAGCCGACCCAAAGTTTGTATTCATCTATAGTAGAGACTTTGGGGACATAACGAGCCCCCAAAGTTCTCAACACACATTTATATTCATATGCTTTATAATATAGATGTTCTTTTAACTCATTCTTCAATTCGAATGATGCCATCTTCTCCGATTCCTGCATGAACTTTTGCAATGGTTGCAAGCTGTAGTTCATTGTCTACTACACTGACCACTACATTCGCATTTGAAATGCGTTCGAACAGAATTTTCTTTGACAGAGGAACTCTGATTAGTTCATCAATCTTTCTGTTGATTGGACGGGCACCCATTTTACTATCAAAGCCTGCATCAGCAAGGAATTGAATAGCTTCTTCAGTGACAGTCAACGTAATTCCGTGCTTATCCTCTAGAGGTTGCTTCAAAACGTTAATGTTTGTCACTACAACTTTCTTAACAGATTCGGTATCCAATTTGTTGAATTTGCAAATTAGATCCAGACGGTTTCTAAATTCAGGCTTAAAGAATTCAGTCACTGCCTTATCATCTTCACCTGTTTTTTCAAGAGATCCAAAACCAATTGAATTTCTTTCATTATCAGACGCACCTAGATTTGATGTCAGTACGATGATAGTATTCTTGCAAGAAACGGTTTTGCCATTTGCGCCTGTGATATGGCCTTCATCCATCATCTGCAGGAATGCATTGAAAATATCCGGATGGGCTTTTTCGACTTCATCAAACAGTAGAATAGAATGAGGATTCTTGCTCAAGTCAGAAATTAGCCGGCCGCCCGCAACCTGTGCATCATCAAACCCTGCATATCCCGGGGGCGGACCAATTAATGATGCAATCGTGTGCTTTTCTGACAATTCAGAGCAATCATATCGGACCAGAGGCATATCTAGATTTTTTGCAAGTTGCTTGGTAAGCCAGGTTTTACCTGTACCAGTCGGTCCAGTAAACAAGAAATTAGCAATAGGCTTGTTTTCATTTCCTACACCTGCAAAAGAAACATATACCCGTTCAAGTACCTTTTCAAGTACATCATCCTGACCAAACACGCTGCCTTTCATGTTTAATTCGAGTGATTGAATCTTGTCAAAATTATCGCCTGCTAGTTTATCTGCAGGAACACCACTGAACTTTTCAACCTGTGCCAGGATTTGAGTTCTGGTAATGATCGCCCCTTCATTTTGTGCAACACGTTCTTTTGCACACGCAGCATCTAGGATATCGATTGATTTGTCCGGATTCTTTCGTTCGGGGATATACCGAATTGCACTATCTACCGCAGTTTCAATAGCATCTTCAGTAATAACCACATTGTGGAAATCATTTAGACGTTCGGATAGTCCTTTCAAAATACGCACAGTTGAATCGCGATCTGGTTCATCAATTGAAATTTTGTAGAATCGGCGCATAAGGGCCCGATCTTTTTCAAAAGATTTATAGAATTCTTCCCATGTAGTAGATGCGATAAGTTTCAGATTGCCTTTTGTCAGGGCAGGCTTAATCATATTTGCAAAATCTACTGAACCAGTAGTCGAACTTCCGGCCCCTTGCATCGTATGCGCTTCATCAATGAATAGAATTGATTTTTTCTTTACATCTAGTGCTTGTAGGACCTGCTTGATTTTTTCTTCAAAATCACCGCGATATTTTGATCCTGCTAGAAGTGATCCAATTTCAAGTGAATAAAGTTCATAACCCTTTAGAAAATCCGGAACATTTTCTTCGGCAATTGCAAGAGCAAGACCTTCAACAACTGCTGTTTTACCTACGCCGGGTTCAGCAACAACAAGTGCATTTGACTTGTATCGTTTTGCAAGAATATTAATGATATCTTCCATTTCATTCTGGCGTCCGATGACAGGTTCAAGCTTGCCCTGACGACCCAAACGGGTAAGATTAGTTGTATATTCAGAAAGAATATCATCAGCTTTTGATTCAGACAATGCAGCAGTGTCAGCAGACTTATAATTTTTCTGCCAATAACTTGCGAAATCTGCCCGGGTCATCCCATATTTTAACAGAAAATAATGAGCATGTGTTTTTGTTTCTGTTGCGATACTTAGATATAGATCGAGGGTGTCCATTTGTTTACGACTATTGAACATGACCTGAGTAAAAGCACGTTGAATAACTCGTTCGAGTAGATGAGTTTTTTTCGGTTTTGGATTTGTTGAGACAATTGATGTCATTCCTTGAACATAGGCATCAATATCAGCAAGCATTTCGTCTGATTTTACACCGAAATTGTCTGCACATTTTCTAAACGCAGGATAAGATACCAGGGAATGCAACAGATGTTCTACCGTCACATATTCATGTGAATATTTTTTGGCATAACTTACTGCTGACTCGATGATGTTTTCGATTTCTGGGGACGTTTGCATGGTATTTTTCCTTGTTAATTACTTAGTTTACGTATGCTTTAATGGAATTCATTAAAGACTCTGGTATCTTACTAGGTGTGATGACATTTAGCAATACAATTTGGTCACCATACTGTTCTGAATTTAAAATGGGCATGCCTTTGCCCGAAATTGTGATGGTATAAGAGGGTTGCGTGCCTGACGGTATATTAATTTTTACCGTTGAGCCTGATAAGGTCTTTACAGTTAATGTAGTTCCGGAAATTAATGCAAGTGATGAAATATCAACTGACACGTATAAATCATTTCCGTGTCTTTCATAATTTTGTTCCGGTATAATGACAAACTCAACAATTAACAGTGCATCATCGATTACATCTGATAGTTTAATTGCCTGCCCTGTGTTTATTCCTCGAGGAATTTTCAATTTAATTGTTTCAATGGTACCATTGATATTCATTTGGACAGTTTTGGTTAAACCATCATATGCTTCTTTTAGTGTAATTGCAAGCCTTGTTTTATATTGTACTGTTGCATTTTGTTGATGGAATCCACCAAATCCACCCTGCCTAAACATTTCTTGAAACATTGCATTTATATCAAAGTTGTTGAAGTTTCCAGTTTGTTGAGGATTATCATACATTTGTCTTTTTGTAGGATCAATCAGGGTAGAATATGCGTTGTTTATTTCTTGAAATTTTTCCGGATTCCCGCCAGCATCCGGATGATGTTGTTTTGCTAATCGTCTAAAATTTTTCTTAATTTCATCTTGTGTGGCATTCTTATCCACACCCAAAAGTTCATAATAATCCATAACCTGATCATATTTGATTTATGATCAGGTGTCAAGACATTTTTATATTATTTTGATGCAATTTTTTCCTGTGTCCTACCATATGATGTTACACCAATAATTGCGCCCATTGACAAGTGAATTAATCCGGCTCCTTGCAAGGTCAGTGGTTGCCAAGGAGTAGTTACACTTCCTGCATGCGCAGCTTGTAAGATGGACCAGCCTATAGGAAATAAAATAAAATCACAAATGCATATTGCCAAGTATGCCCAGCCGACGGCTGGTCGCCATTGGTTATTCAACCAACCTTCATTTGTATTTGCCACTAAAACTGTTGCATTTTGTGCAGCATTATCACCTGCACGGGTTAATTCAGGATTTGAAAGATTCATCATAATGTTTGCCTGCTCATTTCTTTCTTGTACAGCTTGTATGAAAGCGGGATCAGCATGCATTGATTCCATATGATCATCGTTTTTTGCAAGTAATTGCAGTAATGGATTCTTGTTTTTGTCTGGAAATATTTCTTTAATTTCGTCTATGATATCCATTATAATCCCGCAATATTTTTCATATCTTTGATGTCATCGGCTTCATCTTTGTTTTCTTTTTTAGATGTAATGCCTGCGATGTCTCTGTATTTATCTATTTCCTCATCATTTAACATTCGGTATTCATTTGGGTTTAAAATTAATTTTTGTGAAAGAATATCTGCATCCAAATCAAAATCTTCGTCATCGATTGAAACAGTCCAATCAGATAGTTTCATTCCAGTTAAAGTATCCAACTCGTTTATTAATTCAACAATTTGTTTCGGAACTCTTGCTCTTCGTTCCAATTCAACGAAAACTAGATATTGTCCGATTTTAATTTCGCCGTCACTAATACTAGCATCCAAAACAAAATCATATCCTTTTTCAAACCATGCAACCAAATCATTTGCTGCTAATTTAGATTTAACGGTAAATGTCAAAGTGACTATATCACTATCACGACCGACTTTAGCAGCATATTCATCAATGGTAAACCTATCAGAAAGCTGATTTTCTAGGTCCAAATAATCCATATTTTCATTTAAAATTTTCATAGTTCATTCATTCCCATATCACCTTGCATTCCCAATTGATTTTGGTCGGTTTCTGAATTTTCATCTGTTTCTTCGTGATTTGCATCAACTTCATCTAGATCATCATCATATGCATCTTCAATTTCAGACAGATCGATAGTTTGATCAGCAAGATCAATTGTTCCTTCTTTGATATCATCCATTAACTCAAACGGGATAGTGATTTTCACGAACCATACTTTTTTTGATGACATTTTAGGATATTTTGTTCCGGCAAAAAAATCATCAGGAGAAGAGATTTGTACGGGAACATCTATATTTCCTTTCCCGTACACCACAGAACAACCTATATTTACAAGTCTCATTGCTCCGCGTGGATCAGGCATTAATTTATGTGGCCACATAAAAACACATGACGCACTATATTTGTTGATTGTGGGACCTTGTACCAATTCTCCCAAAATCCAATTTTTAAATGCATACGTGTCGGCTGTATCAATTACTCTTTCAAAATCCATCAGGCTGGCTGTTGCACCATCCGACATATAAATTCCTCGGATTGTATCCACAATACTAACAAAGGAAATATCATCAAAAAATTGTTCTACTGCTTTAATTTTGCTCATGCTTATATTTAGTTATCCAGTATAGGATAAGAATTTACCGTTTTTACGTAGTTATATTAATGCATTAGTTTCAAGGGTTTAAATAATTATGAAGGTTTAGAAATCCTTCAGAGAAATAGGAGAACCCAATTGGGTAAAAGAAAAACAAGTGCACTGACACAACAAGAAAATTCACGTCCTAGCCGAAATGATCGCTATTCTAAGAGAACAGGTTATCAAAATCAAGCATCCTCTCAAAATAATGTAGTTGATTTTGTTGCACCGAAGAGAAATCAAAAAAAGAATGTCGAACTAATACCACAGACTATCAGCCAGGAAAAATATATTGTTGCGCTTACCAATCCTAACGTGGATATCGTAATTGCTACTGGTCCGGCCGGTACAGGTAAATCATATCTAGCAACACTTGCGGCAATTCATGCATACCGTACAGGTCAAGTTGATAAAATTGTTATTACTCGTCCTAAAGTGGCGATTGAGGATGAAGATCACGGTTTTCTTCCTGGTACCTTAACAGAAAAACTTGCTCCATGGGTTCGTCCTATTATTGATATTTTCGAAGAATTTTATTCAGCTAGAGACATTGAATATATGATTTCAGAAAATATTTTAGAGTTTACACCACTTGGTTATATCCGCGGTAGAACATTCAAGAGAACATTCCTGATCGCAGATGAATTCCAAAATGCAAGCATCAATCAATGCAAGAGTCTTGCGACTCGTTTGGGTGAAGGAAGTAAATTTGTTATTGATGGCGATGGAGCACAAAGAGATCGTGTTGCTAGCCAAAGTGGTTTACTTGATTTTATCGACAAATTAAAAGAATATCCTACTACTCGAATTGCAACATGCGAATTTCATGCAAAAGATATTCAACGTCATCCCCTAATTTCACATATTCTGAAAATGTACGGGGACGAATAAAACCACTATTAATTTAATAATGGAAAGAGGGCAATTGCCCTCTTTCCTATTTCCCGAATAATTTTTTTGGTTTTTGTGAATCAGCAGTAATTTTGGCTTCGGTTAACAATTGATTAATAATTCCGGGATACACATTTAAATAATATTCTTTACATTGTTCAAATGTTGTATCTAGTTTTTTGTTATCAATTATGCATTTTACTATTTTTTCTTCAGCAAAATCAATAATAACATTTGAAGTATCCAAATCATGTTGAGTTAGACTTTTCGCTACGGAGACACTTTCGTCAATTTGTCCATTGTTTCGAGTAAAAAATGCGATCTTAAAATACCTCATGCATCACCCGAAAGTTGATCAATTGTCCATTGAATGGCGTATGGTCTAATATCACCGAATGATTCTTCGCGCAAAATGTCATCTTTAATTTTTGACAAAATACGAATTGCTTCTTCAGTTGTCATCGGGTGTTCTAAAATATTTCTCATTTATTAATCCTCGCAAGTTCTGCCATTGTTGCAGAAATAGAAATTTCTGCAATCCCTATTAATGGTAAGTTTGCTAATCCATTACGAATAACAACAATTGCTTCATCTTTTTGTTCATCAGTATTACCCCAGAGATCAAGATTATTGTATGCCCAAACATAAATATCTTCTACTCTGCTTGGATTTAACGCGAGATATTGCAATAATTGTTTTCTTCCCTCATAAATTTTGCCATTTTTAAATAATTCAATCGATTCCAGAAGAAGTTCATTTTCGCTATTTCCTGTAATTACAGGTTTTCCTAATTTACCATCAAAACAATTTTGCTGCAATTGATTTAAACATTTTCTTAGATCCGGATATGCTCCCCTGACATAGGTATCCAAATCATCCAAGTCAAATTCAATATTTTCCTGAATCAAAACTGTCGCTGCTCTTGTGGTGTAATCAGTTAGATCCGGTTTTGCAATTTGCATTTTATAACAACGACTTTCCCTGAGAGCCGGAATAATTTTATATTCATAATTTGCTGTCAAGATAAATCGCACTGTACTTGAATAGGTTTCGATATCATTTCTTAGTGCTGCTTGACCTGCAGCACTTACGAAATCTGCCTCATCCAGCAATACAATTTTCCATTCACCAAATGGAATTGTTTGTGAAAAATTATGAATTTTGTCGCGCACAATATCAACCCCATTTTCTCTAGATGCGTTGATTTCAAGTACGTCAAAATCATTTATACCAAATTCATTGATCAGCATTTTTGCCATTGAGGTTTTACCTGTGCCAGGTTCACCTACTAGAAGTAATGATGGACAAATTCCATCATGAATCCATTTTTCAACCTGTTGTTTTTGTGTTTGATCAACAAACACGTAATCAGAAATTGTTTTTGGTCGGTAGCGTTCTACCCATAGTTTATTTTGGAACATATTATGCCTTATTACTCAGTGTTTCGTCTACCATTGGCTCATCACTTACCAAAAGAACTTCTTTTGGGTCAATTTTACGAATGATTTTTTCTTCTCCGTCAGTGATAATAGTTTGACCGCGTGACCACCGCCCATGTGCCACATAAATCCATTGACCTTCTGTTAACCAATTAATATCAGGTCCCAATGCAAACACTTTTCCCCATCTGCCACGAATACCTTCATTTTTCATATCATCATCTAGAATGATTACTCCTGATAATGTTTTGCGTTCACCGAATGCCATATCTGATACCAAAATAGTGTCCTTCAGTGGTGTTAGTGTATCAATTGTGTGTTTCGTGATATTAACTTGTGCCATATTAATCCTCTCCGTTCAACGAATCATCAAACCCGCCATCATCTTCTTCTGTGATTGGGTCAGGAGAAACCTGATTGTCTCTTACTATCGTATTTTCAGGACGCATTGCAACTGTTCTGGAATATGCCTGCGATGCTCTTGATTGTGCTGTAACAACCACGTTCCCTTTTTTGTCTAGTATATCGCCTCTCGCATTTTGGGAAGTGTTGCCCACCGTTCTTGTTTTTTCGTTCATGGCAGCAAGTTTTGCCATATCAATCATTTTTCCTCTAGCTGTTCTTCTTATTGTCATTGTCAATCTTTCAAAAAATCTGTAATATCTAAATTATATTTTAACGAATTAATTTTATGGATTCCTAGCAGATACAGAATATAACTGCTTACACTTGATCCTCTGCCTACACCCCATAATAATTTATTTTTTTTCATAGTATCCGTGAAATATTTGCAATATCTTAGTAGGTTTAGCATATTTTTTTCTTTGTATAGCATTAACTCGTGTAATACTCTATCCCTGTCATGATCATTGCAGAGATCAATGATATGATGTTCTATATCAAAACTTTTATAATGATCGGGCATTAGCCAAATATCTTGCAACACTTCATCAAATTCAGGAATTAAAATTCCCGAACCATCAAAATTTTCTTCAAGTACGGGATAATAATCTAATTCCATATCAGGATTGAATTTAAAATTCAATGACTCTACTATAATTTTTCTTGGAGTGTTTTCTATATTGGACATATACATATCCAATATATCATTTTCAGTTAAAGAATACTGGCCAAATTTATCTCTATGCATATGATACGTATACATTAATCATGACAAAAAATCAATGTTAATGTTTACCAGATTCAATGTTAATATTTGTCTGGATATTATATTCTTCGAATTGTTCCTGCATTTTTTTGTTATATTGGGTTTTATAACTCTCTATGACCATAAGAATTTGAGTTGCCAACGGATGGTTTCCCATCCTGGTTGCAAATTGAATTTTGGAATATAATGAATTTATTTTTTCCTGCAATTCTTCTGTTGTCAATTCGGACAAGTCTCCGATAAAAGGATGTTCCATCATTACCAATTACTCAACTTAACTCGTTTCCATATATCAGAACCAATGTAATATGTAGCTGTCATGGATCCAGTTGCAGTGGTTGTTACAACAGCATTTCCAGCAATTCCGGCATTTCTAGTTTGGCTAATTGTAATAATTGAATTACCAGAATCAACTGTTTTTACATAATATGTTTGACCCGAAGTAATTCCACCAAAAACATTTCCTGTAAAAACTACAGGAACATTAACGGTTAATGATCCCACAGAAGATACAACAATATTTCCTGTATTATTAGTTGATGATATTGCAGTAGAATATGAGGTTGAGTTGTAATTTGCAGAACAAAAATACATGTAACTTTCTGGATTTACTTTCATGCTTCCGGTAGCAGCAGTGAAGGTTACTGTCGAACCACCGAGGGTGGAAGAAACTGTAAATGTAGTGGAATTTAAAATATTATTGATATAATATGTTTGATTTGCCACGATGCCTCCTAATACGATCCCTGTAAATGTAATAGGTAGACCAGAATATAATCCTGATGTATTAGTAGTTATTATGTTCCCTGTAGTTTGTGTTTGGGTGGCAGTAAATTGAGGCAGTGATGTTCCTGTAACTACTTCACCTGTTCTGTCTCCGGGCAGACCATTCGGAGAGGGGTCACGTACAGTTACTTGAGTTGCCTTATACGGACGATTGAGCGGAGAAACAGTTACTGTATTACCACAATCCAATGTAGAGAAATTATATTCTAAAATTGAAGAATTTGCAGGAAATGAAATAAGTGCTGTATTTGAAGAGACACTAGAATTTTCTAGTAACACTGCTCCATAATCATTGTTCGTGAGAACAGATTGCGGAAGGGTGATATTCAAATTACTTCCGCCATTTGTCAATTTCAACTGAACATCACTTTTTGTTCCTGTCGGAGCCCAATTAAGAAATGACAATGATACATTGCCTACAATTGTTCCGAAATGTACATCACCTTTTGAAAGATCAATTACTACATTTCCCGACAACGCGCTTCCCAAATTATACGTGGTTGACCTAAACCCCAATATAGATGCATTGCTAATCAGTGTATTGGCAAAATCATTTGAAATGGTAGTGTTTGCCAGTGCGGTTTTTACAATTGTTTTTGATTGCAGGTCAGTTAATTCCGATGCTGCAACGTCTAATTGTGATTTAATTTGTGTAAAATTATCTCTAAGCCCCTGTGTACTATTATTTTTACCCGGAGTAGGATAGGTTGTATCAATTCCAGTAGTGTTTATATTACTCATTTATTAATCCTGTTATTTTGGCAATATTGTTTTATACGGGAACAGTACTGAAAAATCTTGCGAATCTGTAGGTGACGCGATGCCACTTGGATATTGTTCCCATGTATTATTAGATGTATTATAACTGAAAGTTATGCTGTTATCAACCGTAAACCTGTCTATTTTGAAATTAATTTTGTTCAATAAAATTATATTTCCCAAAACATCTTTCCAATTGGTTTCTATATTATTTTTTACGATAGATGAATAACCTGGTAATGTATAGCATATTACCCATGCAGGAGTATATCCCAAGGTTGAACCTGATTTTTGTTGACTAGTCATCCATTTCGGTAATAAACTGCTGTCATCATTTGTAGTAATACTCTCTGAGATTTTATTTCTCATGTTGTACAGCGAATTAGGATACACCGTCGTGATAGTTTCTGTGGGGGTCAATTTTATCGGATAGGGCCAATTAACAGATGAATCAATTGATACTCCAGATGGATTTACAAGATTATCAATTACATTTGCATATACTACCTCGTATTCTATTGTTCCATCTTGATTTGTAGCAATTGCTGTCCCGAGACTACCCAAAGTTATGTTACGCCAATAATGGTTGGTAGAAATCGCATTTAAGTAGGTAGTAATCGATGATACATCCACTCCATACAAGTGAGGATATATGATTGCTGATGCTTTACCAAAGTTTTCATCCGTAGGCCTAAACAAATAATTATCAGGTATTAAAGTGGTGTCAGTAAGCAATGATTTTAATAATTTTCTATCTGCTACAGACGGCAATGCTTTGCAATACAATGTTTGATATGGATTTTCAAACTTTTGTAATATTACTATAGTAAATACTCTTGAAGAGGTAATTATTGGATATTGCGTCGATTCCGCAGTAACAGTGAATGTGAAAACCGTAGATGAACCGTAAGGTAGATTATTATTCAGTGGTTGGAAATCAATAATACCTGATATCAATCCTGTCACTGGATCTAACGTCAATGATGGTGGTAATGAGCCTGAAGTTATAGAATATGTTATCGGTATATCAGAAACAGCACTTACATTTAAATCTGATTTAGATCCTGTGTTCAATGTTCCTAGATTTGAATTAGTATTCCAATTAATTACACCGGATAAACCGTTCACAGCATAAAAAGCGAGTTGTAACGTATCTGAAACGATAGAATTATCCCGGATTTTCCTGACAAAAACAGTTATTGTAAACTCTTCTATCGATGGATTTGAAATCGATGGTGTTCCTGTCAACCAGCCAGTTGTTTCATCTCCTGTCAACCAATTTGGCAAACCGGAAAATACATATTCAATTTCATTGTCATCGAAATCATAGCCTAGAATTTTGAAAGAAAAGAAATTATCACTGGTATATCTCCCGATGTCAATGATTGACGAATAAGGATAGGTTATACCTGAATCCGGAACTTCATAGTATCTATAATTTAATATATCTTTTGCGATATTATACGTATTTGGTTTGATATTAAACATTGTGGGTGGCCTAGAATTTGGTATTCTGCCCGGCCCTCCATATTGTGCAGGCAATGTTTGGTTAATTATTGTCATCATAAACTGAGTTGGTTCAAGTTCAATGCCATTATTTAATATCGCTAAGGTAAATTGATATGTCTGTGACACAGGAAATGAATCAGTAATTCCTGGTAAAATTGCAGTAATAATTCCTGATGAATCAGTTAAATTTATTACAGGCCCGCCAACAGTAGATGAAATGGTAAATGTAGAACTATCAATAATGTCTTTGACGTAATATATATTATTTTCTACTATTCCGCCAAATGGTATTCCAGTGAAGTACACGATTCTTCCTGGTAGAAAACCGGATGTACTATAGCAATTTATGTTATTGTTTGACACTGAAAAGCATGAGGTATTTGCTTCTGATAATTTAGCAGAAATGGTCGGTGGCGCAGCATATCCTCTAATGATTCCTTCATCGTTGATTTCGATCCCCGGAGGAAAAGATCCTGACACCAATACCACATCTGTGTCACTTGTTTTGTTCAACACATTAACTTGATATTCTATCCATGTACTGTCAAGTGAAGTAAGCAACATCGGATTATCTTCATCAAAAATAGGTAGTGCCTCACCAGATATGACAAAAGTAAATGTTTTATCTGATAACTCTGTTGTATTGGTTGCTCTAACCACAAATGTATATTCTGTGTTCATGGTAACTGTGGTCAACGTTCCTGATAATAGACCAGAAGAAGATAACGTTAACCCAATCGGCAATGTACCGGTCAATAATTTATATGTTATGCCAGTATCAGTAACAAGTTGAATAGAAATTACTGATTGCTCTGCATGTGATCCTAGATTGGAATCAGTACTCCAAATTATCATAGAATAGCTACAATTTTATTGTATAATGCCACTCTTTCTGGCAAACCAATTGTTCCGCCATTGATTCTTTTTGTCAATCCCACGTAATCATTTTTGTCACAATATATATTCAATTTATTTGTGTCCCAGAACCATCCTGCGGAAATTGTTGCGCCTGCAGGCGTCTTCATATAATCAACTGCTTGCTGTAATGTTAATCCACATCCATTAGCAAATGCAGTGTAATTGTTCTTTCCGGTTATTTGAATCAATCCTCGTCCCTTGAAATTAAATCCATCACCCGATGCTTCGTTGCCATTACCCATTCTATTTGCATACACCTTATTTGCAATTTTTTGTGGATTATATGCATATGCATTCGCCAATTCCAATGTCGGGAAATATTTGTGGAACGTTGCTACCAATCCCTTTGCACTATAATTTAAATTTTCTTCAGTGAATTTAAAATAAACAGATTCGTGCATAACCTGTGACAAAAAACATGCTATTCTTGGCTTTGTATTAATGTCATATTTGTCCATTGTTTTGTTCAACAAATCAACAAATGTTGAATTTCTAGAAGAATTATTAATTTTGTTTAATTGATCTACTGTAATATGTATTGTCATTATGAATTCCTTTGCCAACTTAATGTAGCACTTAAATTATATGTATTTCCTGCGACAACCATAGTAACGTTAACGGTTGCATAGGCTGTATCCTGTGGTGCAGTGGCCGCAACTCTTACACCGGCTGTTCCTGTGCCTTGTCCAGAATTAATGGTCCAATTGCCTGTTCCTCCGGTCGATGATACTGACCATGACCAACTTGACGGCGTAACTGAATTAGTGCCCGCAGTTATAGTAAAATCATGCAATCCTCCATTACCGGAATCATTGACATTCGATGGACTAATATATGGAATTATGTATGATTTTCCATATAAATTTGAAAATGAAATTTGTCCTGAACCTATTCCTGCGATTGATCGCAGTGTTCCATCACTCATTGATAATTGTGAAGTTGAGGATCGTTGAATTTCAACGTTAAATGCACTCATGCTAAGGGATCCGCCAGATGGTAAGGTCATTATTTATCCTTCTTTAAATTATCAATAATTGATTTGAGGTCCATAACCATTGTTCGTAGTTCTGCAACCTCTGTTTTTAACTCTTTATTTTCTGAATTTAATTCTTTAATTGCTTCAATGAAAAGCGGAGCTATTTTCTCGTATTTAACTGTTAAGTAATTTTCACCTGATTTACTAACAAGAGTACCATCAACTTTTGATTCTGTATCGAACGGAGCCAAAGTAACTGCTTCCGGCAATACTTTTTGTATTTCTTGAGCAATGACACCAACTTGTCTGTCCGGATTAGTAAATCCAAAACTTTCTGCTAGTTGATTTGAACGATAATACATACCACTCAATTGATTTATTTTTTCTAGTGGATTTTCTATTTTTCCTTCGAAATCTTTTAATCTACTATCCGAATAAAATGCAGTAATATCTCCTGACGCAGCAATAGAACCAGACCAATACATTTGGGCTCCGGAGTTAAATCGAAGATATCCATACTGCGAACTAACGCCTTGGTCGGTGATCTGAACATAACTCAATCCTGTTTGTGCATTTGCTCTAATTCTGAGTGCACCAGTAGTAGAATTGTTGTCTTGTTGGATATCAAGAACTGCTCCGCCGACGCTCTGAGTTCCCAAACTCAATTGGGTCATACCATATTTACTATTGTAATCGGTGTTGAATGCAGTGCCACAATAGTTTGAATAATTTGCATTAGTGGCATATCCAACAGAAAGACTTGACGCGGTACCTGTTAATCCAGCCCCACTTCCGTTAAAGCTGCCACCATTTAATGTAATACCATTCGAAGCATATGTTGTTCCTCCTCCACCATTTAAATAAATATGTCCGGCTGATTGAGCTTGCAGGAACAGGATCGCGCCAGAGGAATTATCAATCCACATACCAGTTCCGTTTCTGCCACCCTGAATATGAAAATTGCCATCATCGTAAATTGCGCCTGTATTACCGACGTAAATTCTTTTACCTACAGCCATCGATAAATTATCGTTTTGAATTTGTTGGGCATTATTAACAAATGCATTTGTGCTGTTTACTAGTCCGTTGGTACCTATTTGATTGGGCACTAAAAGACTGCCATCTTTGGTAAATATCGTGTAATATGCAGTAGAATTGGCGGAAAGTGTTTGGATAACCACGTCACCTGGCCCATTGCCGGACGCGTCGGTATAAATTGATGATCCTGAAGCAGAAAAATTAATTCCATATCTAACGTTAATCGTGTTGAAATTTGCTACATTAAAAACACTTGTTCCAGAAGGTTTTATATAATATGTATTGTCCGAATAGTCATACATATTATTTTTTAATTGGACGTTTGAACCCATCAAATATGTTGCAGAAACACCATCCTCATTCAAAGAAAGGGCGCCGGAGTTAAACTGATATCTTATTGGTCTAAAATTATTCCAAGCTCCATTTACTGCACTAGATGGCGTCGAATATGCGTTAGATGTTAACAAATAGAAATTAGAACCATCATTGCGTAACATGGTATTATACCATGATGATCCACTGCCACCGATTAATTGATATTGGCCTTGGCCGCTCATCGAGACCATGTATCCTTGCGCTGTTACGGTGTTTGTTGCAACTACTGTATTTAAATTTGATGTTCCTGAAGGCTTTACGTAGTATGCAGTATTTGCATTATCGTAAAAACTTCCGGAAACAAGAATACTATTTGAAAGTGCCACATTACCTGTCGGATCTATGATCATTCTTACCGATGATGCTACGGCATCATACAAATATATATTGTTGGTGCCAGTCGAGCCGGCATCGACACCCATTTGCCATTTGGTTACCGAGTTCGAAGAGAAATTTATTTGAGTTCTAAAATTATTAGATGCAGTACTGTTGATATAGAAAGTAGGTGAACTATTGCCAGCGATGGCAATACCGTTACTTACATTCAACCCATTTAATGTGCCGACCGAAGTAATATTCGTTTGTGTAGCAGTTGTTAATGTGCCACTCAATGCGGCGGCGCTGACTGTTCCTGCAGGAACTGTAATATTACCAAACGTACCAGTACCACTTACATTTATTGATGAAAATAATCCTGTAGTTGCGTTAAGTGTGCCAGCAGTTCCATTAGCTGCGGCCCCAACCCCAATCGAATTAAATTGTACATTTGTGCTGGTGTCGCCAGTTGTTAATGCCCTGTTCCATGGATTTCCTTCGCGCGACCTAAACCACAATTGATTTGATGATGTTCCTAGCAAATCAAAACCTCGATTTGCAGAATCTCCTGCACCTATAATAAATCGGTAACCATTTCCGGACATTCCCGCTTGCACATTTGCAGCAGTAGATAAATTCAAGAATGAAGCAGAATAAAGACCTGGAAAACTGTCGAGATCATGAGATGCTTCGTAAATTCTTCCACCATTTTGGCGGGCTGTCACGACAAATGTGCCAGGAGTATATAATATTGCTGATCCATTGGCATTTGTATAATACGCAGTGTTACTGGTAATTACTGTGTCCACACCAATATTACCGGAAACACCTAAACCAATTAATGTGCCAACAGAGGTAACATTAGGTTGTGCATTGGTTGTTAAGGGCCCAGTTAACCTTGCTGCACTAATAATACCAGCATTAGCATATACGTTTCCTGATACTGTATCACCGGATACGTTTAAATTAGTTAAGGTACCAACAGAGGTAACATTAGGTTGGGCATTTGTTGTTAGTGATCCGGTAACAGTAGTAAATGTTCCCGAAGTTGCGTTGACATTAGTTGCAGAGAAATTATTTGCAGTTAATGTGTTTGATGCTTTGTTATACGTTACTGATGTGGCAGCAGCAAAATTAGCAGAATCATTGAATAATACTTGTGTATTTGATCCGGGTGCGGTTGTTAAACTCGTTGCATTGATCCAATTGAGTCCTCCTGATCCATTCGATACTAGGAACTGATTTGCTGTTCCTCCCGAAATTAAAACATTTGCAACAGGTCCTAGATTTGATGTTCCTGCAACTCTTAGTGTTGTCAAATTGCCAAGAGAGGTAATGTTTGGTTGTGCAGCCGTTACTATATTTCCTACAAATCCATTAGCAATCATGACGTTTGCAGTTACGTTTCCTACGATATTTGCAACACCTGTAATAGTAACTCCAGCAGCGGAAACTACCTGTACGTTTGCAACACCATTGACTGATGTACGTACATTTGAATTTAAGTCTATTGTTATGTTAGAATTTCCGTTAAGAAGAATACTACCTGCAGAAACTGAAATATTGGTCAATTGGCTGCCATCGCCTTTAAAGAAATTCGCTGTTGCTAGATTTCCTAGATTGGCATTTCCTGAAGATAGATTACCGGAAACATTCGCAATATTCGTTGTTAGGGTATTAGTAATAGATATATTATTTGCGGAAATGTTTCCTGCCAAAGTCTGATTATTTGCAGAAATATTGTTTACGGCAATATTTCCTGAAATATTGGCGTTGCCCGTAATAATAGTGTTTTGTAAAGAGGAATTGCCAGTAACTAATAAATTACTTGTTTGGGTATTGCCGGAAGCAACCACGTTTGTAGCAGACAACGTATTTGTGATTGAAATATTGCTAATATTAGACAAGTTTGATGGCAAATCTATTGTAATAACAGTAGATCCGTTTGTAATAGCAACATAACTAGCAGTATTTGATCCGCCCGTACCTAAACCTAAAGTACTTGATTGAATTTGCACACACGCAATTTTCGCACTTACAACTACGTTACCAGTAGGAGAATTTACTGTAATACCTGCGCCTGGTGTTTGGTTAATTGATGTAACTGTTTGTGCTGTCAAACCATTGTATAGTTCTGTAAAATTTTGCTCAGTTTTTTGGAAAGCAGTACGGATCGCGTCAGCGGATGCGTCATCTGGATATGACCCGAAGTCAATATATTGCTGGCTAATAGTAAATTCCTTTATTTTAATTATTTATTCGGTGTCATGACCAAAAAAATAGCAGGAAAAATCCTGCTATTTTAGTTTTATTTTTTATTGTTATTATTATCTGTGTTTAATTCCTGCAAGTGATCTCCAGTCGCCAATGTCATCTGAGACACCACGTTGTGTTTCTTTTGAGACAGGAATGATATTTCCAACTTCTTGACCAGTTGATTTTGGTTTATTCAATCCACCTGAAATAACTTTTGTCATGAAATCGATGTCTTGTTCAAAAGTTTGTTCTGTTCCAATTCTACCCATGTCATTGGCCCATTCAGTCAATTCTTCTTCATCTTCTCCGAAATATTGATTATTTGTGCCATCGGCATCTTCTGCAACTTCAAATTCACGTTGGTATTCATTTTCAGTTTCTTCTAGCTTTTCTTCGCCTTCTTCTGAATGATCATCACATTGGCAATCTGATTCAAATACTCCGCATTCTCCGCAAAGTTCTTCATCGTCGTCAACCAATTCATCTTCTGATTCTTCTCCGGCTTGAGCAGCTTCAGGTTCTTCTTTTTCGGGAGTTTCACTACTAGAAGTAAAAGATTTGATAAAATCTAGTGTATCTTCACCGTCATCTTCACTGTTTGTTTCTGAACCTTCAAGATCGTATGCACTGCCTTCTGGCTCTGCAGGGACTTCATAGAAATCGGTTACTTCTGCTGTTTCTGGTTCTTCGCTTGAAAGTGAACGCATTGCATTCATAATATCACTTGGATCGCCCACTACGTCAATATTGCCCATTTCAGTTGGTTCTGCCATTGAACCGTAATCACTTGATTCTTCTTTTCCAAAAATGCCAAGTCCTGCATTTCTTACTAGATCAAGTACGTTATCAGCATCATGATCAGTTGCAGTAATTGTTACTGAATCGGAAGCATTTGTGTTGCCTTTATTGACAGATACTGAAATACCTTCGTTGAGATGAGCATTTAGTTCTTTTTCCCAAGATTCAAACATTGCATCATCAATTAAAGTTGCATCATCATAGTTTGAGGTATCTGTATAATCATGTCCACCCAACGAAAAAGTATCTCCTTGGTGAGCTTGTGCTAGTTTTGCAGTAAATGCATTGCCTTCATCCATCATACCGTAGCATTCATCAAGACCTTCTTTATAACCTTCATGATATGCTCTTGCGTGTTCAGGATCGTCATAATTTTTGCCACAATGTGCATGACCTTTTAGACCATGTGATTTACCTTCAAGTCTAGCAGCATCAACTTTGTGTGACATGCTTTCGTTAACTTTTTTCTTCATTTTTTTACCTTTTGTTTCAAGCATTTTGTCGCTTCTGCCAGCGCCAAGTCCTGCGCCACGATCATCTCCTGTTGGGGCGGGATCAGCCTCTTTTAATTTCTTAGAAGCAGGTACCTTTGCTTTTCCGGTTAGTTTATCAACCGCAAGACTTATACCACTGTCTCTATTGCGTTCCTTATGTGTTGCTTTTTTATTTTCAGGATCCTGATAAGAAATTTTCTTACCATAACCTTCTCTGCTATATTCATTGCGAGATGCAGACGCATCTTTTGCTTTTGATTGTTTTTTAGAATTTACAGAAGCTTTCTTGACATATGAACCAAGTGTTTCATCAGAAACTTCATTTACTTTCTTTTCGGATTTTTCAGGATGCATGCCGTAGTAAGCGCCAAGTGCCATGTCTTTGCGTTTTTCTTTTGATTTACCTTTAAATTTGTGATTCTTAGAATCTTCAAAATCTGAAATAATTTTTCCAGCAGATGTTTTTTTAGTGATAGTTTCTTCAATCTTGTTTACATAATCAAAAAATGAATTTTCTTTTACAGGTGATTTAGTAGCAGGTACTTTGGCTTTGCCATTGAGTTTTTGATCTGCTGTGTACATACCTTTTAGACGATTTGTTTGATTTCTTGAAAAATATTCACCGTCTATTGTTCTTTTATTGGAATCTTCTCTGCTTGCATCTTTGTATTTTGTTGCGGTTTCAGAAGAAATTTCATCAATCTGACGAATCGATTCTTTCATATCATGCTCTACTTTGTCAAGGACTTCTCTTTTTTCTTTAGGAGAATCTTTGCGCAAAGCCTCAACTTCATCATTCATTGGATCTTCTAGATCAATTTCTTTGTCTTTGATTGACTTGATTTCCAAATCTTCTTCAACTTTGCCCCAATCACCTTTGGCACGAATAGCAAAAGCCAATTCTTTCATCTTTGTAAATTCAGGCGAACCTTGTTTATGAGGACCAGAAGCTTTTAGTTTGTTGTATGCCGATTTTAGTTCAGCTTTTGATTTACCGTCAAACATGCCTTTCTTAGAAGCAGGGGTTTCTGTTTCTTCGTCCCATTCTTCTTCAACTTGTTGTTGACCATTCATAGTTGACATTGGTGAACCAGTTGCTTGAATTGAGCCTGGTGAAGCATTACTTGTTTGTTGTGTATTTTGTTGATTTACTTGTTGTGTTTGCTGTTGATTATTTGTAGTATTTGTTTGTGATTGGGGAAGAACAACTTGTGCCTTGCCACTAGCTGTCAAATCATTGAATGCTTTTTGCATTGCTTGACCGGTAGGAGATGTATCACTGATATTCAGAAAGCCTGTTTGGGCGGCGGCAGCATTACCATTTTGTTGTACCACAGGAATAGGTTTCTGATTAGCCAAATCCTCGACTACCAATGTTCTTTTTGTGTCATCGATGCTGTCAAACTTGGACAGAATATTTTTAAAATTACTCACTTCATTGCTCCTGTCTTTGGTTTTTCAGGTCTCGTCATTTTTGACATTGGGCTATCAACATCTTCTTCTTTTACTTTTTTAAATGGATCAAATGCAGATTTTGTTTTTTCTGCGGCGTAAGGAATATCAATTTTGGTTTTTTCGTATTGCTTATGAATATCAGACAGATATTGTTCGCCATATGCTTTTGCAGCTTCTTTGGCGCCAGGTTGTTCTTCCATTTCTTCGTGCGTTAATAGTGGACTAATTTTAGCTTGATTTTCATAACCTTCTAATTCTTCGTCACACCCTTCAGCATATTTTGTACCTACTACGCGAATTTTATTCATGTCGCCGCCAAGCAATTGAAACATTTGTCGAATCATTGGTTCATTGGCAGGATATCTAAATTCGCATTTAATTACATGAACAGATTCATTTTCTAGTTCAGGGAAACCGTATGGTTTCTTTTGAATTGGAGTCGTTGTCGGGTCAGAAACAGAGACAGGGTCAAATTTATTCAAATTGTATTTGAGAAGATCCATTAACCTTGGTGCTGTCTCCCCGGCAACATAGATAGTGTAATCATACGTGTGAATACTTTCTACCAAATAATGTTTTAGACTTTTCATCGAGGATCCTTTAAAATTCATCAACTATTTATTATTTTTCGCATTTTCTGAAAGCATTTTAAGAATCTCATTTCGGTCTATCATTTGACCTTGTCCTTCAGGAATATTTTCAACTTCTTTAACCTTGGAATTAATTTTTTGATCTAGTGCTGCTTTTTTTAATTGAAGATCAATGGTTTTTAGTTGGTTACAATTATTGCCATGCGCGCGGGTGTAATTTCCTTTTCCTTTTCCAGTTTTCCCACAATGTTCGCATGTCCAAACTACTTGACTGGGAGCATTTTGACCCACGAAATTATGAGTTCCTTCAGAAATTCTTTTTAAATTTAGTTTTGGCCCTAAAAAAGGATGTGTTCCGTTTTTGACCTTATCTCCTGTTAATGAACTTCCGTCTTGTCTGCGAAGAAAATGATGTGTTCCGTTTTCTATGCGAAGTGCATTTGTTTTTGGTCCGAGAAAATTATGAGTACCGTCCAATATTCTTTTTTCATTTGACTTTCTCTGAATATCACCTGATAACAAATGATGAGTACCATTTTTAACTAAATTTAGTTGTGTTTGTCTACTTTTTTCTCCATTTAAAAAAGGATGTGTTCCGTTTTTGACCATATCAGATGCCAATGAAGTTCCGTCAGGACGTTTTATAAACGGATGTATTCCGTTTTTGATTCTATTATTTGCGTTTAATCTCGCTAATGCTGAAATTTCTTCTGGAGATTTATTTAACAACCTCGTCAATGCAAGACACGCAGCCCAATCTCCTTGGAGATAATGAATATCATAATGTTCTTGAATTGAAACTGCTTTTAAATTATCGGGATTGTTATTCGACCGATTTCCGTCTTTATGGTGTATATGATAACTTCTTCCATTATTTTCTTTTGGAATTGGTCCGAAATGATTTTCATAAATTTTTCTGTACCTGTCGGTACCGCAATAAATACACATATGCTGATGTTTTCCTTAGTATAGCATTAGGGTAGTTGGAGACGGGATTCTCGTGAACTACACACATATTTAATCATTTTTCTTTTTTTGTTCAGCCAACATTTTTAGTATTTCATTTCGGTCCAAAAGCTGTCCTTCACCAATTGGGGTTGATTCTATTTCTTTTGTGTGTGATGACATTTTATGGTCCAATTGTGCTTTCTTCAATTGTAAATCCAATGTTCGTAGTTTGCGATTTATTTTTGCTGATTGGGCACTTATCGCATGTCCTAACATCGAACTTGCAACTGATAATACTTCTGCCATGTTTCTTGGATCGAGTTGTAAACCAAGATCATGTAAATCTTTAAAACTGTTCACTGCCAATTTTGACAATTCATCTAATTCTTCGTCTGTTTTTGAAAGACCTTTAACCATAGGAAGTGCTTCTTCAATTTTTTCTATACTCGACAGAATTTCTGTTGCATCTTCATCAGTAAAGCTTTCAGGAAGAATAATATCTCCTTCTTCATCTTTTCCAGATGATGCAATATTGAAGAAATCTTCTAAATTTTTAGTCATTTTTTCTTTCCTTGATAATAAATTTGTTCTTCAGTCATCACCCGAAAACCGATGTTGTTTTTTTTACAATACGCCAATGCTGCTTGCCATTTACAATGATTTATTGCAACTTGCACTGCATTTTTTTGACTTGTTTTCTTGCCTTCTTGAATTATACTTTGGCTTTTGGGCTTAATTTCAATAATTTCTGCATTTTGTTTTCCATTTTTGTCAACTGACACTACAAAAAAATCAGGAACATATGTAGTTATTTTATTAGTAAATGGATGTTTGTACGGGATTCGAATTTCTTCGCTCGACCAATATAAAACACTTTCGTTAATATCTAAAAAATTCATTAGGGTCAATTCCCAGCTGCTTCTCCACCGCGCCGCATGTTTTCCGATAAATTTTTGTGGATTTTTTGGCTTAAATATGCCGGTACTAAATTTCGCCATTAGACAACGATATTCCTTTGTACAGCTTCATTTGGTTTCAGCACATTTGTCACACCGTACATTGCATATTTTTCCCTAAACGTATTCAGGTAGTAACACATTACTTGATTCATCTGCAGGGTATTGGATGTTCCTTTGAGATTTTCTATTAATTCCAATGAAGAAATTCCGCACTCTTGTGAAATGGTAAACAGCAACGTAGAAAAATTGTTTGCAATGTTTATATTATTTGATGTACTCAAAAAATATGAGTATACAACATCCCATTCAGATGCGTTAATTGTTAATTTAGCATTGGTAAATGTGTTGATTGCAGTTATTGTGGTTGCTGTCCGTGAAATAGTTGTGATCATGCAACTATTTAATCTCCGAGAAATCCCGTGCTTAAATCATCTGTGCCTTGGACTCCTGCAGTTCCATTTGATTCTACAATAGCCGGAGAAGACAATGCATTTGAAATGGTATTATTTGATCCACCTGACGCGGTTTGTCCGGCAGCAGGGAAAGAAAAATCTCCTATACGAGCAGTATTGGTTGAGCTTGATAGTAATGAATTTATGGTTGAACTGACAGAAACAACGGCAGAAGTTGCTGAATACGAATTTCCAGAAGCTAGGTTTACAACAGCGGCTAATGCATTGACTCCTCTAGAAGATGACAACGAACCTCCAGTAACTAAACCAGTCAAGCCTTCGACTAAACTTGTCATCTCTGCTGTAGCTAATGGACTAATTTCAGTATCATAAAAAGCAGGATCACCAAAACCTTTAACAATTTCACCCGGATCTTGACCATCAAGTGAACCATAATTGTACACGACGGTTTCATAATCGATTGACATCCGATTTTGCATTATTCCGTTGCCTTCAGCATAATTATACGTGTCATGGTTAAATGCAGTAATGATCGGATTTATTAAAGTATATGCAGTAAAATTATGCTGATTAAATCCAAAAACAGTGATGTTTTTAAAAAAAGGAACTTTTATTCCATTCGAAGTATTTTGACCTCCCAATAACCCCCATTGATTTGTTTCAAATGAAGAAGGTGGACTATATATATTTCTGGTATTATATGATGTGGTGGAAGTATTAGTAGATGAACCTATGTCAGATGTACCGGACAAAACATTTGTGGGATTTGATCCATCGTTGTAATAATACCTGTAATAAGATTCCCATAAATAATTTAATTGATCACCATTATCATCATGAAATGCAATTTCAATTGGATCATATTTGATTTTAGTTTGAACAATTCTTTTTCTGTTATATTGGTTTAATTGATGGGTATTAAATGAAAAAGATGGTAGTTTTACTTCTTTGACCAACAGCGAAAAATTAGTGGTACTCGGTGCAGTAAATGCAGCCGAGTTTATTTCAAAATAGGTATGAAACAAGTACTTAAATTTAGGAGCATTGCTGTACGAGTTTGTTCTAAATGTATATGCAGCGTGTTTATAATCACGCAGGTAAGCGCTGCCAAATACAGCGCTTACCAAGTTTTCACCCCATGATCCAGCGGACATTAACGGGTACCTTTATTATGATGCAGAACGACCAATACCAGTTGTGATACCAGTTGAACCACTGAATGCACGACCAACTGCTTGACCAATTCCTGATGTTAACGGAGCGTTCACTGCGTTGTCGAATCTGATTTGAATTTGAATAGTTGCCGCTTCATTTGAACCGTAGTTTAAACTATTATAGTTTACCTGTGACAGGAAGCAACCATATAATTCCCATGTTTCCAGTACCGTTGGTTCTAGTGTGCCGTTGCCGCCGTCAAGAACTTCGATTGAAGTCATGAATTTATAGTCATGGCCGACCGCAGCAGATGCTTGTTCAACGAAATCTTGTTGCAGTTGCACTTGTTCGCCGATGGCCTTGGCTACTAGTCCGGATGCATCATCACGAATATTAATTGTTACCGGTGACCATTGAGGTTTACCAGCAAGATACATTGTTGAGTTGTATACCGGAAGAGTAATTTCTTGGAATGTTAAGCTTGGACGAGAACAATCGGCAACTTGGCGGGTTAAATCTAGTCCGGCGCCAGTAGTAACGCCTAAATTAGTGAAAAGTACTCTGAAACGATATTGCAGTTTGGGCATCATTAGTGCCTGGTTACTGCTTGATAGGTCAGAGGTAACTACTGACATATTATATAGTGATTGTGAGGCTGTTGCCATTTTTCAATATCTCCTGTTGAATATATTTAGCGAGAAATCAAAAAATAATAGAAGCCCGCGGAAAATGCACATATGTTACAAATATTATTTACCATTTATTAATAAAAGTATATAATTGTGCTATTATTTGCGTAAATAATACGAAGAGGAAGTAATGCAACATGCCAATTAATTGCAAAATATGCAACAAAGAATTTAAAAACATGGTAGGATATAAACATTTAAAAACCGATCATAATATGTCTACAGAAGAATATAAAAAATTGCACGGAGAGCACCGCAGCCCAGAAGCCATTGCTTTATTAAAAGGACGAATACCACACAATAAAGGAAAAAAACTCGAAGGGGCACAATTATTAAAACAACAAGAAAATGTTAGATTACGTGAAGAAAAATATGCATCCGGCAAATTAATTAGACAACCGATGCCAGCCCGCGATGAGGAACAACGTGCCAAATATGCCAAAGGAACAATAGCATATGCAAAAAATAATACAGATGAATTGAGCAGAAGAGCCAAAAAAGCATATCAAACCAAATTAGTTAATGGAACACACGTGAATCCAATGAAAGGCAAGAAACACAAGGAATCCTCCATTGACCTCATGAGGAAATCATCACTTGAACTCGGTAAATCACAAACGCAACAATCACATGCAGGTTATTTATCAAACATGGAAAAATGTAATGTCACTTTATTAAATGGAATCAATGAAAAAATATTCCAATTACAATGTAATAAATGCAAATCTATATTTTCATACACCCACCAATATTTTCGTGATTCTAAATTAAACATTGAAATGTGCCAGATATGTTTCCCTAGACTTAAAGGAACAAGTAAAAAACAACAGCAAATTGCCGAATTTATCAAAACTATTACGAATGATGTACATGAAAATATTACACAGGTTCTTTCAGGGCAAAAAGAAATTGATATTTTTGTTCCTTCCAAGAAATTGGCAATCGAATTCAATGGATTATATTGGCATTCAGAAAAAATATTGTTATCTGTTGGTAAAACAAAAACCGCTGATAATGACAAACGCAAAGAATTGAATTCATTGGGATTTCGATATATAGGAATTATGGAAGATGAATGGGATAACGTACCAGAAATAGTAAAAAGTAGATTAGAAAATCTATTGGGTATTAGTAAACGAGTTTATGCCAGAAAATGCACTATTTCTGAAATTTCAAGTAAGGACGCAAGTACATTTTGCAAAACAAATCATATTCAACATGCCGGTAGAAGCAACGTTAGGTATGGATTATACCATGACAATGAATTAATTTCGGTAATGACTTTTTCTAAATCAAACATATCAAGAAAAATATCTGAATGGGAAATAAATCGGTTCTGTAACAAATTAGGACATACTGTCATTGGCGGGGCAAGCCGGCTATTTAAAAAATTCATCAATGATCATAATCCGGATTCGGTAATTTCATATGCCGATTTGAGATGGAGCGAAGGAGAATTATACAAGAATTTAGGATTTGTTTTCATGCATGAAACTGTTCCTAATTATTGGTATGTAGAAAAAAATAGAGTACATCGTATTCATAGATATACGTTGCGAAAAACAAAAGAAGATGATCAATCAAAAACAGAAAAAGAATTGCGTAGTGAGCAGGGTTTTAGTCGCATATATGATTGCGGAAGTTCAAAATGGATATGGAAAAAGGGAGATTAATCTCCCTTTTTCACTAAATTAGCTTTTCATTTGTTATTTAATAGTATTTTCAAGTACTAGTGGAATATAAATGAATTCAGCACTTCTTACAGGAACGATAGCAACGTTACAAATAAGTTGATTTGCATCGATCACTGCAGGGGTATTATTGGATGTGTCGCACACCACAAGATAATCAGAAATTGCATTGGTAGAAATTAAATTAACTAGCAATGTTTCAATTACCGCTGCAAGTGCGGAACGAGTTGTTGCAACGTTTGGTTCGAACACAAAAGGACGGCCTGCGATATCTAGTTGTCTACGTAGATAAGCAACCAAACGAGAAACGTTAATTCTATCCATTGCAGTACTTGTTTCGTCACTGGTTTTATTGCCGTAACACAGCAAACCATTGCTTTGGAAATAAACTAGCGGATTGATAGAATTTGTATACAGTGTATCTCTAATTCCGATGTTAGAATTAGTTACTGTTACATATTCGCCTGTTGTAGGATCGATATAACCGATACTTGTTGCATTTTGAATTACCCCACGTGTAGTTCCTGCTGCTGCATACCAAGGATACGCAATATTATCATTGTTTAGCATGGTATAAAGCATCATATGTGAACCTGGAACATATGCATCATTGCCATTAACATCAGATGTTAGGCCGCCGGGATAAAATACAGCTAGACTTGTATCTTTTGTCACAAATCCATCGTCTCCGGTTGATGTAGCATTCTTCGCATTAGTTGCCCATGATTCAATTGCAGCAGATGTTGCTACTAATCTAGCAGGAGTGTCACCAATTACGAATGATGTATAGCTGCGAGCGGTATCCAATTCTATCATTGATGCATGTAATTCAGGATATCCAGGGCAGGTGATAATATTGAAATAATTTTCAACATCTTCGATTGCTGTATTAGTAGTAATTACTTCTTTCAGAGACTCCACTACCAATTGACGTTGTGCTTTACGACCCATGTAAGGTGAGCCATCTGCTTTATTACCTGAAATTGTTACCCATGTTGAGGTGTATGTGGGCAATGAACTTAACGGATATGAAGTTGAGTTAAAATAGTTAACCTTAAATTGCTTCACTGTGTAACCTGAACGACGAGTGTTAAACAATAATGTTCCTACTGGATATAATGCACTCGAAGGAGCATCCAAATCAAGATAATCACTTGCCAATAGAGAAACAATAGTTGACATTGTTCCTGCAGCAGGATCAATTGAACCTGAAGTTGCCCAACGTGCATCAGCAAACACAACTCCTGAAGAAGAAGTTTGGTCAGTATTGTCTAATGTAACCCATTGTGAAACGCCGTTAACAGCTTGCCAACGATTAATTACTGGATAATTTTCAAGGTCAGACGTATCAATCCAGATATCACCGTATACAAGTACTGTTCCGTCAGATTGTGTTGTTGGCATAGAAGCGCTTACTAACGGGCCAGCAGGGTCAGTGGTGTTTGTGCCGGTTGGCAAAGGAAGACCATTTGAATCGTATGTTGCATTCTTGTAACCCTTCCAACCAGTGGAAGTATTTACCATGATATCAACGTCTGATACTGAACTGAAATACCAATTTGTGTTTGCTACGGGTGAAAGTACAGGAGCATTGTCACTTGCAGTTACGTCAATTTCTACCCAATTAGACAATTGAATTGAATATGCAGTTGCACCTGAGCCAGAAACAAAAGCAACACCAGTAATTGCATTACTTGATGAAGAATTAACAGACATTACTTTAAGTACGAGGTCATTTGCTGTTGTTGCTCCGCCCAAAGCAGTACCAGAAATTGTGATCAAATCTCCTACGTTATATCCTGTTCCTGCTGTTGCAGGTACTGGATTTACGAAATAATTTTGATATCTATTTGATACATTGAATTGTGCACCGGTACCAACGCCTGAAGTAGAAGTTTGGGCCGCAGTGAATGTTGTTACTACAGCAGGGCCGTCCTTTACAAATTGTGTTGCGCCGGAAATAAATCCTGCATCTTGTAACAGACCTTTACTTACACCGTTGACAAAATCACTTAAGATGATTACGCCGCCTTTTAAGTGAGAAATCTGAATTGCACCAGATGCAGCTATAATTGCGCTGGTGTAAGGAATTGCAGCATTATTCCATGCATTGACGAAATCTGCTCCAGTTGTATTATTCGCAAGAGCAAATGAATAGGATCCGAGTGAAGCTGATCCAGGAATACTGACTTGTACTGATACAGTATATGAACCATTAGCAAATGTAGGAGCAGTAACACTACCAGTAACAACAGTTGCGCCGGTCGATGCGCGTTCCCAATAGTATACAGGTGCTTGGGTGAAACCAATTGTATCTGTGTCGAAGGCATACTGTGTATAAATTGTTCCGGCAGGAATTGTTGCGCCGCCAGTAGAATCAAGTGAATTAATTGCTACCCAGTCAGAAGTGGCATAATTGTATGTAGATGCTACCCATGTTGCAGAAGTTGAATTCCATGTAGAAATTTTTGATTGAAGACTATTTGTTGCACTGCCGACTCTAATCCATACCGAACCTGTTGGTCTAGGATATGTTTGACCAGAAGTCCATAATGGTTGACTTGCAGCAGTCGAATATGTAAATGCTGGCTGATAGAAAGTTCCTGAAGTCAGTCCAAGTTCAGTCAATCCAGTACCACTAAGTGCAATATTAAATGGTGTTGTATAGTTCGGTGTTGCACCTGATTGAGTAGAATACAATGCCAATTTACCATTAACAGATGCTGCACTTACTCCACTGTATCCAAGACCATTAATTTGTGTCACTAGATTTGTTACAGTATTGTTGGGTGATGCCGGAACAGTAACAGAGAATGTTGGTCCGCCTGACATACTGATGATCAGAGTATTACCTGCGGTTAATGTGGTTGGCGTTGCAGTACCTTGAACGGTTGGCCATAGAGCTTGCCATGCTTTTGATCCTACAGCAACCCATGCATTTGCAGGTGTTTTATAGAAAAATTGACGGGCAGCAGTTGAGCTAGGATAATTATATGATGGAATTGCCTTTACCGCGTAATCACCAATTGAACCTAAACTTTGTAGAGGAATGCCACTAGATAATTGCGAAGCAGAGGAAATAACGATTGGTGTTTTTAATGTGAAAGCACCAGTAGTAGCGTTAAATTCATTAATGCCCCATGTCGAATTTGCGGTGTCTAACCAAATTGTACCGTTTGCTGGATTTGAGGTCGGGCGAGTTACTGAACCAACCAATGCAGCAAGGTCAATGTCAGCGCGCAAGCAATACATTGAATTTGTTACATCCAACGCAGAATACGCTGCCATTAGCCCGTATTCATTTAGTTCATAACCATGAATTGGTGTGCCGTTTGCAGAAGTATAAAAAAATGGATTTCCGTAATTGGCAATCAATTCTGATTTACTTGCTATTTTTGTTAAAAGTCCAGCGTTTGCTGAAGTTGTGCCAGGTGCAACAGATGATGCACCAGTTGGATCCACTTTGTTCTGTGCTGTTGCAAAAACAACAAGAGGAACGCTTCCTGCTGTTCCTGAAGCATACAAAGTGTTATCTGTCACAGTTACTGATACGCCCGGTGACGATAATGAAGTTGCCATTAAAAAAATCTCCTATGTATATTGTGAGGCTACCGCCTAAAATCCTGATTGGATTTTGCTAACAATATTTAGTGAGATTTTTTTAATTAATCTGTTACGGTATCAATTTATCAACTTGTGCATGAAGAAAAGCTAATGTGGAGTCATTGTGCAGTATATGATCATAATTCAAACCAACACTTGAATATTCACTAGAATGTATTCCTAAACGAAAAAGAATATCGATGTTTGTCGGAGTTAAAGTTTTTGCAAAAGAATACCATTCTGGATCTTCTCCTCGTTCAACCCGTATCGTAACACCATCAAGTGATTTAATTGCATTTATTTCATTGCCAAATCTACAATCCGTAATTACAATATTTTTATTAATATTTGTTAATTTTTTTTCTAACGATGCAATCCAGATATCATCGTGAAATGATGACCTCGCAACATCTGTTCCCCATTGTTGCAATACCCACCTTGGGGTAAGATTCGGGATATTGAGTCTATTGGCCCACCAGTGATCTACTTGTTCTCGCCAAATTCTAGATTCTTTTGTTATTCCATCTAGCAATGTACGGTCCCAACTAAAAATAGTAGAAACTGCATCTTTTAGTGATTCTGCAAATGACATTTGAACAAAATCATAATTTTCTACTAGATAATCTGCAATAGAACTTTTTCCGGAGCCTATTCTTCCTGTAATTCCTATAATCATTTTGTAATTATATTACATTAAAAATATTAAATCAATATAATTATGAATTCCACACATAGATATCATTTCCCGAATCCCATAATCTTGTATATTTATGGTTTATCATGTTTTCTTTTTCAGTCAAACCAACATCAAAATTTTCCAAAATGTTTTTTAACTTATGTTTCTGGAATTTATGTCTACTAAAGACATCGATGAAATTTTTGGTATATGAATATCCTGGTTTTGTTGTGCCTGCATGTGACATTCCTAAGATTCTGTATACATTACCGGTTGCATGACCCCTAGCAGCATAGGAAATGATAGATGATGGATTATTCTCTTTGACGAAACCAGAAAATAATTTTGATGCTCCACCAGAAATAGAATGATTCACTAATGTAGCAAACCTAATTATTTCCCATTGATAGTTTTTATTAAATCTTGGCTTACCAAAGGACATTGCCGCTACTAATTCATTATTTCTGTATAAGCCGTACGCCAACTTAGCATTTGCTTTTCCTTGCAAATGATTTTTCTCAAAAAATTCATTTGCAAGTTTTGTTGATATTTTTTTCAGGATTGTCTGCCTAGCAAATAATTTTTCTGATTTACCTACTCTATGTAATATCATTGATTTTACTATATCTGGTTTTAAAATCCAATCATGTTCCCATAAATGAAACAAAGTCATATTTTTTTCGATGCAATTGTTTGTTTTATTCGCGTGATATGTTTCGTTTTTATTACATAATTCAGAGTGCCAATACGTTCCATTGCATTCAATCGCGAAATTAATATCCGGTAACACAATATCAAGGTGTTTCGGAGGAATAATTGTTTTTACTGTGTCTAATACTGTTCCATCATATACTGAACACACAAAATCATAAATTTCTTCTTCAAATCCACTTCTATTTTTTACTGGGATGGAAATATTATTTTGTCTTGCATATGTATAAACTGTGGTTAAAGAAATACCGAACTCATTGGCAATGGTTTTAACAGATGATTTTTGTAACAATTTCTCTAATTCACTTGCATCGTTTGAAAATAAATTTATTACTTCAGGTGAATAATTTAATTGTTTGTGGTATTCTACTCCGTATTTTTCTAAACTAGTTGCAACAGCCTTTTCTCTGATCTCACTATTTTTAGTCGGAGATATTGCGCCATACCTAGCTAGGCATGTCTGTTTGGCTTTTTCTTTTATTTCATTATTTTTGCAAGGAGAGGCAACACCATAATTTTTCATACAAGTGTTTTGAGATTTTTCTAAGAATTCAGTGTGCTGTAATGGATGTTCTACTCCATATCTTTCTCTTAATGTCTGGTTTGCCACTTCACGAAACTCAGGATTTTTCATCGGATGAATGTGCCCATAACGATCTAAATTAGTGTTTCTTCTCTTTTGTATCACTTCATCGGATTGATTTGGATTTTCAACTCCAAATCTTGCAAGATTCGTTTTTTTCGCTTTTGTTACATTGACGTAATTTTCATCACCATATCGATCTAATTTAGTTTGCTTTGATTTATTATTTTCTGCTGAAATTTGTTCAGGTGATCTATTTTGCTTAATAGCAGTAATTACATTTGAAAGATTTTCATTCGAGCATTTGCAGTCTCTTGGCGAACCACAAAATCCATATCCGATGTTAATGCCTTTAAATTTAAATGTATTGCCGTTGTTACAAATATTTGTTATTGATGGATTTAGGGCCGAATAAATTTTCTCTACAAATCTATCCGTTTGTATAGTCGAGTTTTTAATTACCCATTCTTTTAGAATAGGGTCGCATTGTATCATTTTGCTGAAATGCTTTGGTTTTTCTTTTATTAACTTTTCAATTATTTCTTTCGACATTAATATATTGTAATTTTATATCAATTTTTGTCAAGAGAAATTTAACCAATAATCCAAGTTAAAGGAGTTCCGCCGTCTTGATATTTACGCAGGTCATCAATTAATCTTTCAATTTCGGCTTTTGATTCTGCTTTCATTTGTGCACCATTTAATGAAGTTCCTCCATTGGGGCCAGCAATAGAACCAAATTTTTCTCTTGCTTCGCCAATGATTCCCTTAAGTACAGCCAAGGTAAAATCCCCTAACCATACACCGGAACCCGGATCCTGAAGAATTTCTTCTTCAAGACGGGTTGTGTCACCCCAAATCAAAATATGATCGCCAGTTGCCTTGAAATCTCTATCGAGTCGAAGTAACTTAGTTACTGGATTGAAGGTATAGGTTATATTCGCTCCGAACATTCTTCCTGCAAGTTTCACATAACTTTGGTAGAAATCGTAAGTTGCTAGACCGCCTGAAAAATTATAGTTTAATAGATACGTATTCATAATTGCGCTAGAGAAGGGATCAAATGACCCCCCACCATATCCATTGTTTCCTGATTCCAAACCAAATGTTCTTCTGAATACTGTTCTCACGTTAACAAATTCTTGAGGAAGAGTGTATTCTTGTATATTTTTTTCAAGAGTCATCATGGTATAACTCTCTTGTGTTGAATGCTGTGAGCGTTGACGATACATCTTGATGGCGTAACGATACGCAGCCTCTGCGTGGTCAGGATCTATTTCAAGATCCACTATCCCACCACCTAAACGAAGATATAGGTTTTCAAACAAGTCTTGTTTTAACTGTTCTAGATTTTGATTTGGTAATGAGTTGTCCATGTCAGTATTTAACTGAGAATTGGGAAAAATCCTTTTGTTACAAAAAACTTTCCATTGCGTCTTCGCAATAAGAACATGTACTTACACGGACCCGTTTCAATTTCAAAAGTATTGGGATTGACATATTTTTTAGTAAACAAAATAGGTATATTAATTTTCATATACCAACCAGTATTAATATACTTTCCTTGTCTTTCGTCAAATTCTGTTAATGTATTGACATCTGAATATTTTACAGGACGTGATGTTGAACCATATTCAATCCACACTGACGAATCATATGATTCTGATTGTTCTTCTAGTCTATTCGAATGTTTAATAATCATTGACGCAATCCTTTATAAACTCCGGTTATTGTTCCAGTTTTACTATCTTTCAGCGTAACGGTAATCGACTTATTGGAATCAATTGATACCACTGGCATTACTGTATTACCAAATTGTGCATTGATATCAGTTACAATATTGGTCATTGCAGAATCTGCCGAAAGAGATGCATGGAGCTGAATTATGTTTTTAACCGTTGATTCTACTGACATTACACATCCTGTCCAGTTAATCCCATGATTTTTGCAATGTCCGGTTTGAAGAAATCCGGGCCCTTAAGGATCTTGCCATCTTCTCTTACAATTGGTTTGCCGTCTGCACCAAGCTTGCTTAGATTTGAACGATGTACCTCATCAAAAATTTCATCCAGTGGAATTCCGTAAGCAAGCGCTGTTCCATACATGATATATAGCATGTCTGCAAGTGCATCTGCGATCTCGACTAGATCGTCCGTCTCTTCGCCTTCTAGATATTCTTCATATTCTTCTTTTAGAAGGCGGCGTCTTAGATCACGAATTTCTTCGTTTGGTAGCCCGGGATTTTCTTGTGTATAACAGTTATAAATTTTGTGAAATTGTTTTACTGATTCATGTTTATCTAGGTATGACATGTTAATTAAATTGCTCCGTTATTTTGTAATATTATAACACAACAAATTAATAATTCAAATTAAATGGTTATTTAAATTTTAACCGATATTCAATTTCTGCTTTCGGATCGATAAATTCGATATAACTTTTTACATTTTGTTTTTTCTGATATTGGTAACTGCCTGTTTTCCAATCTGCAACGCAATCTACATAATATTCAGTTTTTCTAATAACTCTAAAAGTATGAAGATGTTTTACACACCATTCCCATTCATTTCGATTATCAAAAAGATGTCCATGCAATGCATATTCTTTTCCGGAAGTCCTTGCAAAACTTGTACATACGAATGGTCCGGTTTCATTGTGTCCATATTCGTGACGATTATGATACCATTGTGATTCTCCGCCACTAAACTCACGCAAATGGCAATTAGGATACGGGTCATTGTGAATGGTTGGATCCCAAAGAACTAGAATATCATCCTGTTCATCTAAATTCCAATCTTCTTCGTCCATACTATACTATCTCCGTTGTTACCAAGTTCTTATCAAACGTTTAGATCCAAGTCAACCATTAAATAATAATATGTGTAAATTATGTGATAAAAAAAGTGGAGCGTACAGAAGAATATATAAAAATCATTATGGGCCTATTCCAGTAGATATGAATGGAAATTCATATCATATTCATCATATTGATGGCAACCGATATAACAATGATCCTGACAATCTGATTGCACTCAGTGCGTTCGATCATTACAAAATTCATTATGAACAAAAAGATTATGCTGCGGCCTTGTTGCTTGCAAAAAAAATAAAAATTAATGACAAGATAATATCAGAAATTTCAAGTAAAAATCAATTGCAAAAAGTTAAGAATGGTACCCATCCTTTCATCAAAACAGGAAAAGATCACCCGGGATACAATCACACGTTATTTACGTTTGAAAACATATACACCGGAGAAATAGTCGAACATACAAAAAATGACATGGTTAAATTGTATGGGTTGCCCACGGGAATAACTCAGCTTGTTAGCGGGAAATCAAAAAGATGCGGAGATTGGAAATTGCCAGGGACCTCAATTATTCGGAATACCCAAAAAGGTAAAGACCATTTTTGGTATGATCATACCTTATATTCATTTGAAAATATTAAAACAGGTGAAATTATTATTTCCACTCGATACGATTTTTATACAAAATTTGATTTTAGCGCCTCAGCCATTATTAATTTAACTGCAAATAATGGAAAAAATAAATCTGCATATGGTTGGAAAATATCGTCATATCATACACATGATGCTAGATTGGGACCAAAATACCATTTCTATCATAAAAAAAATAACGTATCTGAATACATAACCCAAGCCGATTTGTGTAAAAAGTACAATTTAAACGCCGGTCATATATGCCAACTTACTAAACCAATATCAAAAGTCAAGTCTGTTAAAGGTTGGACAGTAATTCTCGATACTACGGATTTTAAGGAATAAAAATGCCTCGCCTCAGTTTATACAGAACAGAAAAACAAAATGACTACAAATATTTGGATAAAATAATTGATGAGCAATTTACCACCGGAGGTACAGACCTTTTTATCCACAAATATGTAGGTCCGAAAGATCAGGGCACGTCCACTGATTATACACAACCGCAATATGCAGAGCAATCAGAAACAAATATACAAGACTTGTTATTTATGGAAAACCGGGATAGGAAATATGAAACAAGTATATACAGGTTGAGAGGACATTATTCTGTACAAAATCTAGATTTTGATTTAAGTCAATTTGGATTATTTCTTAGCAATGATATAATATTCATAACCTGTCACTTTAACAGGATGGTCGATATCATCGGCAGAAAACTAATGGTAGGAGACGTTCTTGAGTTACCGCATTTATTAGATTATTATCCATTAAATGAAAAACTTCAATACGCATTAAAACGTTTTTATCAAATCACAGATGCAAATTATGCTTCTGAAGGTTTCTCTCAAACATGGTATCCTCATTTGTGGCGAATTAAATGTGAACCTCTCACTGATTCACAAGAATTTTCTGATATTCTGAATGCTCCGAACAATGATGATAATTATTTAGGTGATTGGAATTCTACTACAACGTATCCACCGGGATATACCATTACATTCGGTGACAAAACCTATGAATCAATCACTGATGTTCCTGCCGGTGTTTATCCACCAAATGATACTTATTGGAAAGAAGTAACAGGAGATTCTATCAAAGATTCGTCATCTACTTACACAACAAACATTATGATCAATGATGCATTATTGGCTGAAGCGAGACAAAATGTTCCACTAAGTGGGTATGACAACACAATGTTGTATGTTGTTCCTACAACAGGTCCATATGATTCATTAGGAAATGCTGTAATCAACGAAGGCGAACCGGCGTTGCCAGTCGGTGTAAATGTTTTCTCCGGAAATACAACTGCCGCAATTGAATTCAATAATAACCCTAATTACACACTTGCAACATACGGGATTAGAATTTCTCCTGCTACTTTGAAAAGTTTACAAGATCAAACTGAGTTTGGTAATCCTCTTGATCATATCATGACCGCAAGTATGCAATTGATTTCACAAGCTCCTATACAATCAAATTCTGGTTCAGGCCCAGTTGAACCTTCTGTATCGCTATTAATTACGCCGTCGCCGATCACATTTCCATATGGCAGTGCAGACAACACATATGCAACTGCTGACCAAAACCCAGAAGCTCCCGGATTTAATAATGACACTGCATATATGAGTTTCACATCAGATTATGATCCTAGATACAGATTTATCGCTAGATCAACTCCTAGATCATTCGGATATGCTGCAGGCTATTTGACAGGTGACGGCAAAGCACCAAATGGATTACCGACTGGTGCAGGAATTTCATTCCCCTCTAATCCTAATTTAGGTGACTATTTCTTACGCACCGATTACTTACCGCAACTTTTGTTTAGATGGGATGGTAGATCATGGGTAAGAATTTCTAAAAATGTGCGCACTGGATTGGATTTTGATATAACCAATCAATCATTGTTATCCGGATTCATTAATAATGAAAATACAATTTATAGCAACAATGATAAGAAAAATATACCAGAAGCGCAGGATCTGGTTTCAATTCTAAAACCGAAACCAGATAATCTACCACCGATTACTTAAATTTTAGCAAAAACTCTACGTTGGTTTTATCGTCTTTGATACACAGTGAATCCGCACTAAGACTATAAGCTGTTTTGTTTATTAACCATTCCCTAATATCAGGATCGATGCCGGTGCCACAACAATTTTGGCAATTGTCAAACCCACTATATGTCAACTGATGTTCCACCAGACCAGTGCCCTCACAATACACACATGATACCCAATGATAATATTTTTTATTGTGTGTCATCAAAAAACTTCCGAGGAAACAGTTTCAACCTTTTCTTCAATTTCAATTAGTACTTTGCCGGTATAACCATCGATGGTATAGTGCGCGCGATTCTTAATCGCGGCAATAAACTTCTTTGCTTCATCGCGATTCCAAAAACATTCATCGGTCAGAGGAAAAGTGGATTCATTATCGTCACAAAATCCATACACTGCGATATTTGCAAAATAGGTTTCATTTGTCATATCTATTTCCTTCAATCAGTGTTTCGTTCTGAATTCGTTATAATGATTTCGGGTAGATCTGTCAACCAAATACCAGCAAATATTCCATTTTTAATTTCTCTGGCATGCCATCGATTTCATCAAAATACCGGTGTCTTACTCTCCAGGCATGCTCTTTCTCGGATACATAAATGCCATTCAACCACCATTCTTTGTATCCGGCTGCAAATTCAACTGCCGGCCCATCTACGCGATGTCGTTCTCCATTCAGCCACCAAAGTTTAGTTCCATTTGCCAATTCAACTGCGGGTCCATCTTCCCGATGTAAATCTCCGGTGTCATTTACCCATTGAATGGTACCATTCGATAGAATTTTCCTAGTAGATGTCATGCCATATCTCCTTGATCACGAAATCAATGAAAGAATTTCATATCACGCGGTAGACAGTTCATCAACCATTAAATATTATTAAAGGTATTTCAATGGCAGATTTTCACTACAGCGGACAGATTAGAAGATTCATGCTTCAATTTGCAAGAATTTTTTCTAATTTTTATGTAACAAATGGCAAAGATCCAAATGGAAATGATATCTTATTACGCATTCCAATTAAGCCCGGTGCAAGTAGTAGACAGGTGGCAGCAGTGGTGAACAACAATAGTGCAAGTACTCTTCCTTCTGCACCTCAATTGTCATTTTATATTAGCGGTCTAGAATATAATCAGAAATGGTTACAAGATCCTACATTTGTGGATCACATGCAAGTTCGCCAACGAACGTATAATCCAACAACTCATTCATTTGAACCTACGCAGGCGCAAGCATTCACAATTGAACGCATAATGCCGGCGCCATATACACTAAGAATGACATTAGAATTATGGACAACCAACGAAAATCAAAAACAAGAATTTATTGAACAGGTAGCATATATTTTCAATCCTGCATTAGAAATTCAAAATACTGATAACTATATGGATTGGACTTCATTGTCAACTGTATTTCAAGATGGTTTAAATTATAGTTCACGTACTATTCCGGTAGGAACAGCAAATCCAATAGACGTTTTATCATGGAAATTTTACATGCCAATATGGATCACTCCTCCTGCAAAATTGAAAAAGATGGGAGTAATCTACAAAGTCATAACATCATTGAATGACGGATCAACGATAGATGACATTCAAGCAGATGATTTGTTATTGGGCACAAGGCAAAAAATAGCACCATTCGGCTATAAATTATTAATGGTCGGTAATAAACTACAATTATTGCCAGAAGCATCTGCATTTTATCCATCAAATAATTCATTGGAAGAGCCAAATAATCCTACTACTAGTGTTTTTTGGACTGCATTGTTGGAATCTTATGGTGTAATAACTCCGGGTGTTTCTCAAATATGGTTGGACAATGAATATATGACTACTCCAATCGTCGGTACAATCACAATTGATCCATTGGATGATAGATTTCTAATATATGACATTGATCCTACTACCCTTCCTTCAAATACGCTGGCGCCTGTAACTGCGGTGATCGATCCTCTATTATCAGGGCCGGGCTCAGGACTTCCAGTTGCTGTTACAGGAACTCGGTATTTAATTTTAAATGATTTGGGTTCGCCGAATAATTCTACTGTTGCTTGGGGTGCAGTCAACGCAAAAGAAAACGATATCATTGAATTTGACGGTGTACAATGGAATGTTTCTTTTAATTCCGGTGCTGCAACAGAAAATCAGTACGTATTAAATATGACCTCTTCATTACAATATCGTTATGTACCCAATGAAGCAACATGGATGAAATCAGTAGACGGATTTTATAACTCCGGTAGTTTTTCGGTGGTGATCTAATGGAAGCTGCAGGAATATTCTTTTTTTGTAACAAAACAAGACGGTATTTATATTTGTTGCGGGCAGACAATAAACAGACCTGGAGTCTTCCGGGTGGCAAAATAGAAAACAACGAGACGCTATTGGATGGATTAATTAGAGAATGTACCGAAGAAATGGGTATTTTTGATCCAGCATTTAAACTTATACCAATTCAAAAATTCACAAATCACAATTTCTGCTATCACACCTTTTTTTGTGAAACAGACGAAGAATTTGTTCCTGAATTAAATGACGAGCATCTTGGATATGCATGGGTGAATGAAGGAAAATTTCCAAAACCATTACATCCTGGATTATTTTCAACTATTAATTTTGATGTGGTGTGTGATAAGTTGGAGGCATTAACCTCCAACTTATCATATTCCTAATAATTTTCCGAGTAATTTAATACCGGTTGGAATGAATGCCCCTGCAAGAATTCCTGCGCCTGCTAACATCCATTTCCATTTTTCCAATGCAGATACACGTTCCGCAACTTCTTTATTAGCTTTTTTATTATCTTCGTGATAACCAGTAATCAATTCTGCTAATTTTTCATTAGATTCGTTGACTTCTTTTTTCAATTCTTTGAAAGATTCTCTCAAATCATCGACTTTTTCATCCAGATTCCGGTGTTGAACCTGGAGTACTGCTATGTCAGTATCATTTCTTCTATTTGGTTGGGCATATGATGCAGCAGTTCTGGGCATTTAATACCTCCCTTATGAGTTAGAAATAACAACTACAGGGAATTGAATTCCTGCATTAGCATTTGCTGTAGCAGCAGTATTCATGGTTACGAACACAGGAGTTGAATTAGCAACACTTACATTTCCATTCAATGTTGCAGAAGTACCTGAAGTGGAACTAAACAATTCAGCAGTGTGATCAGAAATACTTTGTACAGCAACAGTAGCGCTATTGGCATATGTTGCAGTAAGAACCATTGTATTTGGAGTCATTGCAGAATTTGCAACATTTGCAGTATAGCAATGTGATTGCAAACCACTTGTTAGGCCAGCGACCAGATATTTTTGTTTGCCTTTCTGACGAACAATATAACCACTTTCAACATTTGAAAAAATTAATGGTCCGTTTGCAACATTTGCAGTAGCATTTGCAGTCAACACAGCTTTATCTTGCAGTGCATTTGTTGTTCCTGTAGCAGTGGTTAGAATTGCAGGAGCACCATTTTGTGTTGTAGTTACGGTAAATGATGTTGTGTTTGCAATAGTTCCAACAAAATATACTTTGTTGGCAACAAGTCCACCTAGATTTGCACTAAATGTAACTGGTTGACCACTTGTCAATGTTTGTGCGTTGCCACTAGTAGTGATAATATTTGTGTTAGCAGTAGTATTTGTTACTGCAATATTAGCAGAAGATACAGAGCTTACGAACCCGATATTTACTCTGGTTCCACCAACAGACGTTGATTGAACAGCAGTATTTGCCACAAGTGTATTTGCAAAATTTGTTCCACCACCATATATATTGGCTGAAGTGGTTGTTGCAAAAATATTTCCTGTTCCAGTTTGTCCGATAGCGACTGTAGCGGAAATTTGTTTACCGTATGCTGCTGTTGTACCACCTACAACTGAATAAGTATTTGCCGATCCGGCAGGATTATTAAATCCGGTATCAGTTTGTCTTACAGATGCAGTGGCACTTCCTGTTGCCGTAGTCAATGATACTGCGGTGTTTGTTGTATTTGCACTAAGTGACGTAGCAGAAACAGTAAAAGTGTTGGCTGATACTATTTTCAACACATAATATGTTGTTCCTGCAACAAGTCCGCCGATACCAGTGTCCAATACAAAATGCATTCCCGCAAGAATTCCCAAATTTGTTAGATTTGCAGAAGTGGTCACTACATTAGTAGTGGTTGTTGTATTGGTGATTGGCAGAAGAGCGAATACTTTTGTTGTTTTAATTGGTCTACCCATTTGTTTTCTCCTTTAATATGTGAGTTCTATTCACTACGCGGGAGGTATCCGCATAAACTAGTTTCTTTAATTTACTAGCAAGACTATTTAGTAACCAATAGCATAAAACATTGCCCTTACAGGCCAGTATGCGGAAACTGATGATGTTTGCATATAAATATCAACGTGATCCGCATATGTACCTGATATTTGCGGGAACTGGTCTTGAACACTACCATTGACATTTATTGCAGTTGCTTGCACGTTAAGACATTGATTCGGAAAACTAATAGGGAAATAAACACTCTGATTACTTTCAGAATACCAATACCCAGTATAACCCCATTGCAATATCAATCCATTTGGTAGTCGGGTGTAACCATTTGTCGAAATAGATGAACCAAAATCATTTGTAGTGGTTGTTCTTGCTCCACCCGAATAGATCGAACCGTTTACCTGCAAGGAACTTAACGTGCCCACCGAAGTGATATTAGGCTGTGCACCATTGGTTACGGTTCCTGAAGAACTTGCATATCCTGCAGTTAAACCTCCTGCTGTGCCGGTTAATCCGCCACCATCGCCAGAAAAACTTCCTGCAGTCATTGTTCCCAATGTTTGGGAAGATCCTGACCATTGTGCAAGACCATTTGCATAATAATATGCATGACCCAATTCAACTGTTCCGGTGCTATTTGTTACCTGGAACGTTCCTGATCCAGCCGAATTTGCTCTAATCCTAAATGCACCAGTGGAACTTGCATTATCGGGTGTAGTTGCTTCTATAATAGAACTAGTATAAATGGTAGTGCCTCTAGCACTTCCAAAGTTAAATGTACCTACATTTGTATTAGCATTATTCACTGTTAGTCCGTTGTTCATGACAACAGTGCCATTAATGGTAGATGCACCTGCCACAATCAAAGAATTATTGATTGTTTGATTTCCTGTAATGGTTGAACTACCATTAATAGTCAGCCCAGTACCATTAATAGATCCTGCATTTACAGTGTTTAATGAAGAAGTGCCAGTAATCGTCAATGTCGTTGCAGAAAGTGAACCACTTGTAACAATTGAACTGTTGCTATTAATTGATCCGGCAGTAAAATTATTTTGGATTGATAAATCGCCTGTTTTACTGAATATCGCATAATAACTGGTGCCGGATTGATTATTTGTTTGGACAACCACGTCACCGGGTCCATTCGGGCCAGCAGGATCGCTATACACAGATGCACCATTTGGAAAAAATACCCTATTGGTTAAATTAACCGAAACAAATGATGGTATATTCGCAGTTCCTAGTCCTGGTTGCAATGTTACTCCTGACACTGAGTTTGCTACCGCAGCAGTTGAGGAATTTGCGACAGTTCCTGTAACATTTGCGCCAGTCAGCGCAGATAATTGTGAACCATTACCACTTACATTCGTAAATGTGCCATTTGTAGCATTGATGTTACCTGAATTGATATTTCCAGTAACATTCAAACTTGTTAATGTACCGACTGATGTAATATTTGGTTGTGCAGATGTTGTTAATGTTC